GAGCACGGCGCGATGATGTATTTGCGCTTGAGCCGCGCCAGCGCCGCCGGCACGTCCGGCCAAGCGTCGAGCCGGTGCCAGGCATTGTTGAGGTTCTGCATCGTCGCTTCGCCGAGGTCACTGACGCCGAAGCGTGGCAGGCAGCGTTCGAGATTGCGCCTGTGCAGCACGTCGAGCTTGGAGAACGGGATGCGGCCGGAGCGCACCTCCTCCATGCCGGGCTGGTATTCGCCCCGCCAGGCATCGGCAAAGGCGATCCAGTCGAGCTTGTGGCCAAGGGGGCTGAGGACTTTTTCCGCCTCACGGGCGATCGACGTCCGCCAATCGAGCAGGGTTCCGAACACGTCGAAGAACAGGGCTTCAACGCCCGAAACCGCATCCGGAATTGTCATTGTGACGCCCCTCGGAGGGTGCGAATACGGCACCCGAATACGGGACTAAGTCATTGAAAGAATGGCGGGAGCGACGGGACTCGAACCCGCGGCCTCTGCCGTGACAGGGCAGCGTCATCGGGGGTCTTCGCAAGGTTTTTCTAGCAACGATTCGACTCCTCGCACGGACCAGAACGGCACTAAGGCCCGGGATTCGACTCTGGAGTCGAAACGATCTCGAGCGCAAGGCCGTCGTCGATCGCCGCGTCAGCTGACGCTGTTCGCCCTGCCAGCGCCCGAGCATCGGCTGCGCGCCAAACGCGACCTGACGCATGACGCGTTCCTGGCGGCAGTGAAACGCCTGGGAGTGCGCGTACGCGGGGGCGCCGCTTTCGAGGTCGCCGTCGGTGCGCTCACCGTGACGATCTACGCCGCGGTTCGAGCGGATCATCCGGGGCGTCTCGATCGACGCGCGACGCTCTCAGCAATCGCGCGAGCAGTGCAAGGAGGCACCGGATGAAGGCGTCCGGGCAGCAGGATTCGAACCTGCATCAACCCATTGATATTGCTACCTGCGATTCTGACAAACCCCGGCGCAACCGGGGCAAGTCCCGGGTAAAAGCGAGGTGTGATTCTGACATCGGGAGTGCCGCGTGACGCGCACGACCGACCGGCCGCTCACGCGGCAAGAAATCGACATTGTCGTTCACCTGCTCCGTTGCGGCGGTGCATCAATGCCGGTCACTTTGCTCTCCGGCGTGCGCGAACTCGCAGGCGGCCTCTGCCGCCTCGGCCTGCTGAACATCTGGCACCGGCAAAACATCCAGCGCGGCCGACCCGAAGGCCCCTTCTACTCGCTTACGCGGGAGGGTGCGCTGCGGGCCGAGTCGCTGATGTTGCGGCGCGCGGAGCGCCAAGCCACCGAAGATCGAATTAACCGTAGGTTGCGTGAAGGCGAGTATACCCCCCCCCCCGAGAATTGAACGAGGAGACCGACAATGCGCGTTCATGATTTCGATCCCACCAAGGGCCAGGCGTTCCAAGGTGACGTCTCGATCGTCCCTATCCCTGCCGGCATCAAGGTGTCTACCACCGACGAGATCCAACCGGTCGACAACAAACTCATCCTGCAGGAAGGCGAGCTGACTGGCCATCACCACCACATCGCGCTGCCGCGCGAGCGGCGCTTCCGCAAGACCGATGTGCAGGCCGATCCGGTGCTGCAGGTTCGCGATACGTCGCTGCGCAAGAAGCTTGGCGGCGCCAAGGCCAGCATCGGTCACGCGCGGCTCTATCGCGATCCAAACGTCGCGGCTCAGATGCAGAGCCGCGGGCTTCTGACGCGCGCCGATCTTGTCGTTGGCTGCCTCGTCGTCGAGGACGGTCCAATGACGATCGCGCACCAGGAGCACAACAGCATCCGCGTACCGCCGGGCAATTATCTCATCGGCCGACAGATCGAGAGCGCCGGCGCCGAAGAACGCGTCGTCGCCGACTGATCACCACCACAAGAACAGAGGGACAGGAGCCATGGTGAAACGGATTGACAGCCTCACGCCGGCACACGCCGCGCGCATGCCCGAGTGGCGCGACAAATGGATCAGGATCGGTCTCTCGACCGATCCGATGTCGGCAAAAGAACGGAAGGAGGTCGATGCTGCGATCCGCATCATGTATCAGCGGGCCAATCTGCGGCCACCAAAGGCAGTGATCTTCGTGCCGTCGCCGTTCACGCTACGCATCGCATTCGGCGTCGCCGGTGGCGCCATCCACGCGCTGCGGCACGGCTTCCCTGCTCGCAGCGCGGTTGGCAGCGCGGTTCGCAGCGCGGTCGACAGCGCGGTCGACAGCGCGGTCGACAGCGCGGTTGGCAGCGCGGTCGACAGCGCGGTTCGCAGCGCGGTCGACAGCGCGGTTCGCAGCGCGGTTGGCAGCGCGGTCGACAGCGCGGTTGGCAGCGCGGTCGACAGCGCGGTCGACAGCGCGGTTGGCAGCGCGGTCGACAGCGCGGTCGACAGCGCGGTCGACAGCGCGGTTCGCAGCGCGGTCGACAGCGCGGTTGGCAGCGCGGTTCGCAGCGCGGTCGACAGCGCGGTTCGCAGCGCGGTTCGCAGCGCGGTCGACAGCGCGGTTCGCAGCGCGGTCGACAGCGCGGTTGGCAGCGCGGTCGACAGCGCGGTTGGCAGCGCGGTCGACAGCGCGGTTCGCAGCGCGGTCGACAGCGCGGTTGGCAGCGCGGTTGGCAGCGCGGTCGACAGCGCGGTTGGCAGCGCGGTTCGCAGCGCGGTTGGCAGCGCGGTTGGCAGCGCGGTCGACAGCGCGGTTGGCAGCGCGGTTCGCAGCGCGGTTGGCAGCGCGGTTCGCAGCGCGGTTCGCAGCGCGGTTGGCAGCGCGGTTGGCAGCGCGGTTGGCAGCGCGGTTCGCAGCGCGGTTCGCAGCGCGGTTCGCAGCGCGGTTCGCAGCGCGGTCGACAGCGCGGTTGGCAGCGCGGTTCGCAGCGCGGTTCGCAGCGCGGTCGATCAGGACGCGCTCTTCCTCCTGCGGTGCGCGGCCTATGCCGGCGACTCGGGCGGCAATCTGTGGTGTTGGTGGGCATCCTGGACGACGTTCTTCCGCGACGTCTGCGGCCTCGAGATCGACCTTGCCGACGAACTCGCGGCCTACGAGGTCGCCCACAGCCAGGGCGGCCCGTACATGCTCAACACCGACTACGCGATGGTGTCTGACCGACCGCGACTGCTGAAGCGCAACGCCGCGGGACGTCTGCACGCCGAGAGCGGCCCCGCGATCGCCTATAGCGACGGCTGGGACCTGTATTTCTGGCACGGAATGCAGATCCCGCGCTCGCACGAATGGATCATCCGCGAGCGCGCAAGGCTGACGCCCTCCGCGATCGAGGGGGAGCGCAATGCCGAACTTCGCCGCATGATGCTCGAGGTCTTCGGCTTCGAACGATATCTCGCCGAGCGGCACGCGAAGGTGATCGCCGCCGACGAGCTACACGGCCAGCCGCGGCGACTGCTCGATCTCGACGTCGCCGGCGATCGCCTACGAGTCGTCGAAGTGCTCAACGGATCGCTCGAGCCGGACGGCACCAGGCGGAAATTCCACCTCGGGGCCATGCGCGGCGACACGCCGGCGGAGGTGATCGCAGCGAGCTACGGCATCAGTCCCAAACATTATCGCGAGGCGGTGCGCACGTGAGCCACCCCATCCCGAGTGCAGCGCTGGACGATCGTCTCGGCTTCCTAGGCACCTCAGGAAGCGGCAAGACCTACAACGCCGGCGTCGCGGTCGAGCGCCTCCTGAGCAAGAAGGCGCGCGTCGTCATCGTCGATCCGCTTGGGGTGTGGTGGGGCCTGCGCCTCACCGCCGACGGCAAGCACGCCTCGCCGTTCAACGTCGTCATCTTCGGCGGCCCGCGCGGCGACTTGCCGTTGACCGAGCACGCCGGCGCACTGATCGGCGAGACGGCGGCGACGATGGCGGAGAGCTGCATCATCGACCTGCGCGAGCTCGGCTCCAAATCCGCCGAGCGCCGCTTCATGACGGCCTTCCTCGACACGCTCTATCGCAAGGCCACCGGCGAGCCGTTCCATCTGATCGTCGACGAGGCCGATCTGTTCGCGCCGCAGAAGCCCGCCGGCGGCGACGAAACGCTGCTCGGCCACATGGAGAACATCGTCCGCCGCGGCCGCGTCAAAGGCTTCATCCCGTGGCTGATCTCGCAGCGCCCGGCCGTGCTCAACAAAAACGTGCTCAGCCAGGTCGACGGCCTGATCGCGTTCAAACTCACGTCATCGCAGGATCGCGACGCGCTCGACAGCTGGATCGAGGGCCAGGCGGACAAGGCGCAGGGCCGCGAGATCAAGGACGCCCTGCCGGCGATGGAAGTCGGCCAGGGCGTCGTGTGGCTGCCCGGCCGCGGCGTGCTCGGCACCGCGAAGTTTCCGCAAAAGGAAACGTTCGATTCCTCGCGCACACCGAAGCGCGGCGAGAAGCAGAAGCGCACGGCGGCGCTCAAACCCGTCGACGTCGGTGCGCTCAAAGGCCAGCTCGCGGCGATCGAAGAGGAAGCGAAGGCAAACGATCCGAAGAAATTGCGGGCCGAGATCGCCGGGCTAAAGGCAGAGCGGGCGAAGCTCGAGCGCCAGGTGCAATCGGCGGCAGCCAAGGCCCCCGCCAAGCCGGTCGCCGACAAGCCCGCACTCGAGGCAGCGGAGAAGCGCGGCTTCGAGCAGGCGCGCAAGAAGCTCTCGGCCGCGGCCGAGAAGCAGATCAAGGACGCGCAGCTGCAGTTCTTCAAGGACCTGCGCGAGAAGCTGCGGCCGCTCGATGCGTTTTTCACCGCAGCGGAGCAATCCGCCCGGGCCCGTCCGAAGCTGCAGGACGCGATCGAGTATCAGCCGGCGCCGGCCGCTGTTGTGCCCCGCTCCATGCCAAGCGTCGTGCCCCAAACACCGTCCTATGCCAAGCCGGCTACCCCGATCGCCGTCGCCGACGAGATCACCGGCGTCCTGACGAACCCGCAGATCGCGCTCCTGCGCGCGCTGGCTTGGTGGAAGAACATGGGCAACGACCAACCCAACCGCCGGCAGGTCGCGGCCATCTGCCGCTGGAAGCCGACCGGCAGCAACCTGAAGGACCGCTTGTCCGAGCTGAAGGGCAAAGGCCTCGTGTTTTATCCGCGCGAGGGCTTTGTGAGCTTCACCGACGAGGGCGCGGCGATCGCGCCGGATCCCGACATGAGCGGCTCCGTCATTGACGGGATCCGCGCGGTGCTCACGGGACCGCAGACCACACTGTTCGACGCGCTGCTCGCCTTCCCGCGCGGTCCCGTTGAGCGCGCCGTCCTCGCGCAACACCTAAATTGGGCTCCGGACGGCAGCAACATCAAAGACCGCCTCTCCGAACTGAAGGGCATGGACCTGGTCGACTATCCCTCGAAGGGCCTCGTGCAGCTGCAGGACTGGATCGTGGAGAGCGAGAGGCTGGCAGCATGAAGGCGATCACCATCTGGCAGCCGTGGGCGTCGCTGATCATGGTCGGCGCCAAGCCCTTCGAGTTCAGGCCGAAGAGCTTCCTGCAGTACGCCAACGCGCCGGCGATCGGCGAGCGTGTCGTGATCCACGCCGGCGCGCGGCCAATCAAGCCGGCCGAGGTCGAGGACCTGCTGCGCCGGCTCGGCGCCGACGACGACATGACCGGCCTCGTCGTCGACGTCGCCCGGCAGCTGCTCGAGCGCGTGCGCGCGGCGCACAAGTATCGAGGCCTGCCGCTCGCCGCCGGCCTCGGCACCGCGGTGCTCGGCAAGCCACGTAATGCCGGCACGATCTTCGCCGGTCTGCCGCACGACAGCGATCGCGGCGACTTCAACTGGGCGTGGCCCCTCACCGATCTGCAGCCCTTCGACGCGCCGGTGCCCGCGCGCGGCTTCCAGGGCTTCTGGCACTGGCCGCAGAAGACAGCGATCGTTGTCGCCGTCGTGGACGATGGCGAGGCAAGCGCTCCAGCCAATGTCGCAGGCGGAGTGCTATGCCTCGAGGCGGGCACCTACCCGGGCAAGATGGTCCCGATCGCCGGCAAACCCAGATTGCCAGAATGAAGATCTCGCTCGCCCAACAAATTGAGGAGATCGACCGCGAGCTCGAGCAGCGGCAGAGCGTCTACCAGCGCCTGGTCTCGAGCGGAAAACTGCGGCAGTCGATCGCGGACTACCAGGTCGCGCGCCTCGAGGCGGCGAAGAAGTCCCTGCAATGGCTGCAGGAGAACGAGCTGACCATCAAGCAGCGGATGAGCTATTAGGGCTCGATGCCCAACGGCTCCTACACCCTCGCAGAGTATCCGGCCGAGCAGCTCGACGTCGCGTGCGATGCCTGCGGCCGCCGCGCCAAGGTCAGCAAGGCGCGCCTGGTGGCCGCGTACGGGCCGGAGATCGCCCTTCCCGACCTGCGCAAGCACCTGGCCGCCGAGGCCGGCTGCACCCGCTACGGCAACATGCGGGCGCCGTGCGGCCTACATTTCCCCGATCTGCCGGACCTGATGACCCGCGGTGGAGCCGAAAAACCAGCGACATCATAGGACTGTCAGGAACTTTTAACCCTGTACTGCAATTCTCCCGGCGCCGAACCGGGAGCACCGCATGGCCACCGCCACCAGCCGTAAGGCCAAACCCGACCCGAAGATCCTGAAGGCGCGGCGCGCCACGGCGGAGAAGCGGCTCGATATCGAGATCCGGCTCGGTAAGGACTACGCCGAGATCGCGAAGCTCGATGCCGACCTGAAGCTGTCCGCGATGGACAGCGGCGAGAGCTTCAAGGAGGACTTCGGCGCGCGCGGCTTTATCGCCGTCGCACCCCCGCACGCGGCCGAATTTAAGGGCGACGTACCCCAGGTTGTCACCGAAGCCTGGCAAGTGCTGAAGCCGGCGGAGCGAAAGAAGCTCGTCAGCTCGGGACTGATCAAGATCGAGCCGCAGTGGGGCAAGGCCTCCGGCGGCCGCGTGACGGTGAAGGTGCTCTGATGGCATCGATCGAGCCCACCGTCGGCCGAGTCGTCCTGTTTTGGCCGGACCAGCACTTCGCCGGCGCGCACCACGACACGGGCAAGCCGCTCGCCGCAACCATCGCCCATGTCTTCGATCCGACGCTCGTCAATCTCACGGTCTCCGACAGCGACGGGCATGTCTTCGCCGAGGGCAACGTCACGATGCTCGCGGCCGATCAGGCGCGCGAGCCAGGCAAGCGCTGCGCCGAGTGGATGCCCTACCAGAAGGGCCAGGCGGCGAAGACCGAGCAGCTCGAGCAGAAGCTCGGGGCCGGCGCTTGAAACCGCCCCACAAATCGCGCGAGCAGCTCGAAGCCGAGGTCGCGGCACTCCGGTCCGATCTCGAAGCCTCCCGCAGGGAGTGCAAGCGTGCCGACGATCGCGCCGGAGCGTTGCGCGCCAACCTGGACGAGGTCAAAGAGCGCCTCGCCGCGGCCGAGAGCGAGAACAGCCGCATGCGGGGCTACCTCGACCGCGTGATGGAGGACGATCACACGCGCGAGGAACTCATCGCCGTCGGCGAGCCGGGCGGCGAGCAGCAGCTCGTGCCGAAGCGCAAGCACCGCGAGCAGCCGCACATCGTCGGTCCGATAGCCTCAAACCGCTGTCAGGACACCTTCGGCGCCGCCTACCATGACGCGTCGTGCGGCCGCGAGCCGAAGCGGCCTCGCCACTGGGTCACCTACTGAGGAACGCCACCATGACGTCGAGCCTCCAGGCATCCGATGCGGCAGCGGCGACCGTTGCCATCGCACCGCGCGTCAAGCTCAGTGACATCGAGGAGGCGATCGCGGCCCGCTTTGACCTATCTCCCAAGCACGTCTTCACCGCGCTGGGAGCCTGGAGCACCGGCGATGGCCGAGATGGCTCGCCGCCAACACGCAAGGTGGTAGAATCCCTCAAGTGCTTCTCGATCTGCCTCCTCGTGATGAAGAACGGCTTCACCATCATCGGCAAGAGCGCTCCGGCCGCCCCAGAAAATTTCAACGCCGAGCTCGGCCGTAAGCTGGCGTACGAGGATGCCGTCCGCCAGATCTGGCCGCTGATGGGTTTTGCGCTCCGCGACCGACTGGCGGCCGGCGCCTCGAGCTGACGAACTTCCGGACGCCCGTCCGGATCCTGCGCGGCGCCCACCGCGGCAAGCAGGCCTGCACCGTCTGCCCGCTCGAGCAGCTGCACCCGCTGCAGACCGTAGTGCACGTGCGCGTCGCCGGCTGCAAAGGCATTGTCGAGATCCCGTGCGCGCACCTCGCGCCGGTGGAAGCCGCGCCGCAGCTCGAGCTCGCGTTCCCCGAAGCGAAAAAGGCCGCCGCCGGCCCCGAGGGACCAGCGGCGGCGTCAAGTCAGGGAGGCATCAAGATGTCCGATAGGGCCGGACCACGGACGGCGGCCGAGGCCGCCGAAGCTGATGTCTAGCGGCGCGCCTCGAGCGCACCCACGCGATTGCGCAGATCGTCGACCGAGCCGCCAAGCGAGTCCTCGGTCGCCTTCGCCGCGGCCACCGTCGCCTGAAACATCGACTGCTGATCGGAGAGCTTGTCGAGCTTGGCGATGATGGCCTTGTTGCCGTCGGCTATGGTGCCGATCTGCGCGGTGTTCGCACCCCAGGCCACGGCCACCATGACGCCGCCCACCATCACCGGCCAGTAGGACTGCAGTAACGATCCGACCTTGCTGTCGTGGCCGATCTTCATCTCCGACACGTCACTTCTCCCCTTGCCCGCTCATCGTCGCCACCGCGTCGACGCACCCGTTTTCGGCCTCGATGCGATCGTGGCCGACCTTGGCCGCCGCCGCCCACTCGCCCGAGCGCTCGCCGAGGTCCTGCTGTCTCACCACGGCCGGATACGCGAGCTCCGGCTGCCTGCAGTTAGCGGCGTAGCTGGCAGCCGGGGGCGCGATTTTGCAGAAGCTCGCACAGCCGGCGGTCATCGTCGGCAGTAGCAGCGCGAGCAGCGCGCCGCGCCTGCGACAGCCTGCCGACCTGCGCTTTCCATTTTGCCAGCAGCCCATCCGCCCTCTCCTTGTCCTTGCTCGCCCGCTCCGCGGCCGCCTGGTTGAGAGCCGCCGTCTTCTTCCAGCCATCGACCTGCTGCTGCAGCGAGTTGCGCTCGCTCTGCACAGCGGAAAGCCGTTCGGCCGAGATGCAGTCGCTCACCGCGTGTGCCTCGCGCCAGGTGCCGTAGCCGTAGGCCGCGCCGGCCATGATCAGCGCGTAGCCGAAATAGCGCAGCGGCCGCAGCAGCCACGCCAACGGATTGGCTGCCGCCAGGTCGAAGAATTCGGCGAGGTAGAAGCCCGCGGCGATCATCAGCACCGCCCAGTCGTAATCGAGCGCGATGCCGGCCCAGGCCGTCACCGCGTGCCAGAGGAAACCGAGCATCATTCCCCCCAGAACTGTGCGTATTTTGCGCGCCGCACCGTCAGCACGTTGCGCACGTAGCCGCGGTTGATCGAAAACCAGCTCTGCCCGCCATAGGCCGGGCGCGGCGCGCGCAATTTGAGCGAGTGCGTCTCGATATTGCCGAACCAGCGCGTCGCGTCGCAAGCCGCTGAGTTGGCGCACAGGCGGCGGTCCCGCAGCAGGCTGCCGAGGCCGCCGTTGTAGCTCGACAGCGCAAAGGCCCAATGCGCGTCGGTGTCGTGCGCCGCCGGCACTCGCCGCCACAGCCCGTGCGTCATCTCGACGACCGCCGTGAGCTGGTAGCCGGGATCGTAGCGCGCGCCCCAGCGCCAGCCGCGCAACGATGCGTATTGGTTTTTGAGCTCCTTGAACTTGTTGAAGCGCTCGGAGCCGTCTTTGTTGTAGTCTACCGTGATCTGGCCGAAGCCGAAGCCGTATTCGCGATAGGTCTTCAGCTCGGCGCGCGGGTTCCAGCAGCGCCTCGAGCGCAGCGAGACGCACGACTCCTGCTCGACCAGGCCGGCCAGCGTCCAGGGCTCGGGCGCCGCCGGCCAGGCGCTGCGCTGCTGGGCCACCAGCAGCGGCGCGTATCTGGCGGCGCCGGCGGGAACGAAGGGCACCCGTCTAGCGAGCTTCCGCGTGTCGATTTTTTCGACCACCTTGGCGGGCGCAGAAACTGACATGACCGGCGCAGCCGCAATCCGCGGCCGCGCCCGCGGCAGCGGGATCCTCGCAGCCGCCGCGCGCCGCGGGTTGACAAAATGCGCTGTTCGGTTGACGGAACGCCACTCTGGGTTTGCAAAACGCCCGATTTCCTTGACGGACGGCACCGCCGGCTTCGGCTGGCAGGCACCAAGCGCCAGCAGCAGGATGAGCGCAATCCCCCTCATGCGCGGCCGAACACGCCCATCATCACGAACAGCGACGCCATCACCAGCCCGACCGTGAGCACCACCAAGCCGGAGCCGACATTGCCGGCGCGCGCGGCCGCGACGTGCTCGGCGAGGTCGATCTGCGGAAACAGATAGCGGCTGGCGATCACCGCCAGCCCGCAGAACACGCCGGCCTGCACCACCCAGGTGACCACCGTCTTGAGCATGACGGGGTCGATCGCCCACACGACGGCCGCGCAGATGGCGATGATCGTCCAGGCGCGCCGGTCGAAGAACGGCGCGAAATGCGTGGCGATGCGCGCCCACAAAGAGCGAAAGTCCATGACGTCTCCTCGGGTGAAAAGCGGAGCCTAGATTTGCTGCCGGGCGGCTCGTCCAAGCTGGCCGATGCCCCGCCCAATCCGGATCAGCGGCCGCTCGGCCAGCTCGAACGAGAGCGCCGCCCAGGCGATGCAGGCGGCAACGCTCAGCGTATAGAAACCCCAGCCGGCGTCGGGAAAGGCGTAGGTCGCGAGCTGCTGGATTCCTTATTTTTATCGCCGTTGCCGCCCGATCCCGAGGGCGGTAGGATGGGGAATGCCAACAGCAATGCCTCTAACGGGCCGTTTTCTCACGCTCGACGCCATGCGCGGCGTAGCAGCCGGTACCGTGCTCATGATCCATATGGGTGGCGTGCCGGCGACGCTGTTGCCGGGCGGCTACCTTGCCGTCGATCTGTTCTTCGTTCTCAGCGGCTTTGTGCTGGCGCACGCCTATGGCGACGGAACGCTATCATTTGCGCAATTCATTACGGCGCGCCTGATCCGGCTTTACCCGCTCTATCTGGCCGGCATGGTTCTCGGCACCGCACTTGCCGTAGTCAGCGGTGTGGATGGCAGATCACTCGCATCGATGGCTCTGAATGTCGTATTTTTGCCGAGCCCCTTCGGCGCCGCGACCGTGCTCCACCTCGACCTTTACCCCTTCAACGCACCTTCCTGGTCACTGTTCTTCGAATTGCTGGCAAATATCTGCTGGTTTGCCTTGCTGCCGCTTCTCAGCAATCGTGCACTGGCGCTCGTTCTTGCCATCGCAGCAGCACTACTACTAACCACCGTGATCCTGTTCAGACATGCCAATGGCGGCAGCTATTGGGACTCTTCCATCATTGGTGGTTTCGGCCGCGCCGGCTGGTCATTCTTTGCCGGTGCGGCCACCTACCGCCTGTGGCGCGCAAAGGCGGCAGTTCGCACCCCCCCGCTGGTGGTGCTGCTGATTTTGCTCGTGCTATTCGCTACGCCGCTGCCGCGCGTTGTCTTCGATCTTGTCGCTACGCTGGTACTCTTTCCCGCACTGATCTGGATTGGCGCAAACTGCGAACCGCAACCCTGGGCGCGCGCAAGCTTTACCAAACTCGGCGATCTGTCCTACGCAGTGTACGCATTACATTTTCCAGTGATGGCGCTCGCAGCCATGACGGTGCTCGATCCGCGTTTTTTACGTTGGCTCAATTGGCGTCCGGTGACTGCACACCCGTCGCTGCTTTCGACGCCACTGACGATTGTCACCGTCCTTGCGCTCTCCTGGGTCTTGACAGAAGCCTACGATCGACCACTGCGGTCATGGCTGTCGCGCACGATTCGGCGACATGGTTTTCGCCATCACGCCGCGCTGAGGAACCCGGCGTCGCCGTAGCCGAACATCCTTAGCGTGCCGATGCCGGCGCTGATGTCGGCGGATTGCTGCAGTACCTCGGTGCAGATCATGCGCAGATTGGCGTGCCCGTTGACCACCATTGACGGCGCGTTGAGGGCGAAAAACGCTTCTTCGCGCAGCACCGCGGAAGCCGCCCAGGTGCCGCCGCTGTCGCGGCTCGCGCTCCACAGGTCACCGCCCCAATTGCGGAAGGTAGCCTCGCCGCGCTGGGTCCAGAAGGCATTGACCCCGCCGCCGGCATTCGGCGTCAGGCAGACATCGTTGTAGGACCGCCAGGCCGTGCCGAGCTGGAAATCGGCCGACCAAGCCGATCCGTCCCACGCCGTATGATAAACAGAATAGCTCCCGATCGCGCCTGGCGTCCCACCATTTGCCCCGTCGGCAAAGATGACGTGCAGATTGCCGGTGGCGTCCAGACAGGCATTCGGCACACCGCCTTCGTTGCCGGCAATCGTCGGATGGATGTTGAAATTGGCGTCGAGCGACGCAAGGCCCACCGGCCATGAGCCGGACGCAACCGTTGTCGAGCCGTCGATATTTTTAATGGTGCCGGCGCCGGGGTTCCAGACCAGAACATAAGTGCCGGTCAAAGGCACCGTCGCCGCCTGCCCTTGCGTGCCGACGATATAGATATTGCCGGTCGATTCCTCCGGCAGCGCCGCGCCAGCATACCAGCGCGTTCCTGTTCCGAAGTCGGAAAGCACCGTAAAGGCCGAAGCCGTCCCGTCAGTGGCGATGGTGCAATAGCTCAAATATTGAGTCGCGGCCGCACTTCCGTTGCCTCTAATGAGAACGTACATGATCGAACCAACCATGACCGGGCGCGGATAGGAGCCGGTGGAGCATATGCTGGCAAGAGTGGTCCACGCACTCGGATCGTCGGCGGTCGTCGTCATTGAATGCTTAAGTGCGCTTATATGGCCACCGAAAAAGACATGCACTTTGCCGTCGCTGTGGCGCATCAACGTCGGCGCGCCGTGATCGTCGCCGCTGAGGCCGGAGACGCCGACCGTGACCGGATCGGTCCAGACGCCGGTCGTGTGATTGATGGTGAAGACGCGCGTGACGCGCTGGCCGCCGGTGTAGGCCTCGTAGGCGACCCAGGTGGTGTCCGTGCTGGCGACGTAGATCGATGAGGGAGAGGCGGTCTGCCCGTAACTCGGGTAGGTCGCGCCGTCGCTCACCAGCGCGTCGTCATAGGGATAAATCTGCGACGTCCATGCGATGGCCTGCGCCCGCGTCATTGCGCGCGACAGCACCAAGCAGCCGTAAAGCCGCAGCGGCCGCGTGGTGCTTTGAATGCCCGGCAGATAGCCGAGATAGAGCTTGGTGACCGCCGGTTGGGCGGTGAGCGTCGTCGCGGCCGCCGACCCATCGCGGGCCGCAATCAAATTGCCGCCGCCGGCGCTGATCGCGATCTTGGTGCGCGCCGCCGAGGGCGGCACGATAGCCAGATCGGTCACGATACCGGCGCTGGTGCTGGAGTGCCGCGCCTGTGCCGCCGAATCGGCGCGGAAGTAAAGGCCCTCGGTCGAGGTGCCGCCGTTGCTGAGGCCGAAGTTAACATAGCCGGAAGTATCGTTTTTCGTCCCACGGTAGTCCATGCACAGCGTGGTGGTGGTTGTGATCGCGAACGGGACGGTGACATATATGGTGTCGGCGACCCGCGTCGCCGCGCTGGCGTAGCTCGGGAAATAGCTCGTCGCCTCTGGCCCGACCTCCAACTGTGCGAAGGTGACGCTGCCACTCACGGTCAGCGTCAGCGTGCCCGCCGTCGGCGTGAAGGTCAGCGTCACCCGCCGGTCGGCGGCGGTGCCGACCAGGGGCCCGGCGGTCGAGGTGCCGGAGAGTGTGACCGTGCCGGTGCCCCAGAACGACAGCGTATAAGATTGCGCGGTGACGGTGACGTCCTGCGTCGCCAGCGTGTTCGTGTTCAGCAGCAGGTTGGTGTAGCTGCTCGCGCTGGTCTCAACGACCAGATAGCGCTCGCCGGTGACGGCATCGACCTCGATTGCCACGCCGTAGCGTTTGGCTCCCGTGGTCTTGAGATAGGGCAGCACGACCGCGCCGCGGTTGCACTGCATGGTGGCGATGGTGCCGGTGACGGTCAGTGTCAGCGTCGTTCCGGTGGCGGTGAAATGCACCGGGCTCCCGGCCGTCGCCGTGCCGGTGCCGGCAAGCGTGAGTGCGACCGAGCCGCTCCCGGTGACGTCGACGATGTAATCCTGCCCGACGACAAGGGCGGCGACGTTCTGCGTCGCACCGCTTTCCGAATTGGTGACTAGATTGTGCGGTGCCCACACCGGCAAGCCGGTGGCGTCGGTCACCGTCTTCGGCGAGGTGGAGTCATTGGTAAAGAAGGCGTCGAGGCCATATTCGGTGGTGACGCCGCCGGTCCTCACCGCGACGCGGCGGGCGTCGGTCGGGAAGCTGAAGTCGATGCCGAGGGCTTCGCTTTCGCCGCGGATCATCGCCAGGCCGGCGCGCTCGTTGGTGCGCGCGAACACCGCGTTGCGGAAAGCGAGCGGCAGGATGACCGCGCCAAACGACGGTGCCTTGGTGGCCGCAGCCACCGCCTCGCAGACAAAGCGCGGCTTGTCGGCCGCGACCGCGGCCGGCGCCGCGACCAGGAGGGCGGCGAGGCTGGCGGTCGCCAGCAGCGTCCGCCCCGCGCGGAAGGCCCTCATGTGCCGGTCTCCCCGCGCAGCCAGTACACGGCGGAGGCCCCGTCGGAATTGCTGCGCACAAAGACCGCGATGGCGGCGATCTCGCCTTGCGTCTTGGTTTCGCTGTAGCGATTCTTAAGCGCCGCCCCGCTGGCCGCCGACAGCGTTACTTGGCCGGCGCCCACGTCTTGCGCGATCACGCAGTTGAAGCCGGCCGGGAGGTCCGCGGGGCAGATCACCGTGCAGCCGGATGCGTTGGTGAACATCTTCATCCGGCCGAGATCGGCCAACAGCAGCGTGTAGGCGGAGCCGGTGACATCATCGATGGTGAGCGAGGCGATGGCGGCAATCGCCGCCGCCAGCTCTTCGGCGGTCGGCGCGCGGCCGAGCACCAGGTAATCCGCCGCCGTGCCGCTGCCATTGGTTTCGACCGTAAGGCCGATGACGCCGTAGCGGATGGCGGTCGATTCGGCGCCGGGAATGTCGCCGTGCAGGCTCGCGCCCGATGCCGCCGCGACGGTCACCTGGCCGAGCCCGCCCTGCTCCAGCAGGCATTGGAAGCCGACGCTCAGGTCGTTCGGCGCGGTGACGGTGACCGCCGAGTTGCTGGTGAAGACGATGAGTTTGCCGGCGTCGGCGGCCGAAAGCGTGCGCGCGGTACCGGTGTCGGTGACGACGCCTTGAACGAGCGAGGCTGCGTAAGAAGCCGCCGCGTTCGTCTCGGAGGCGGCTGCGTCGGTGGCATATTTCTTGGCGCTGTACTCGGTGTCGTCGACCGTGCCCCCGGTGTAGATCGCCCAATCCTTGGCCGAACCGAAGCCAGCGACGCCGCGTTTGAACGTGCCAACGGCCCATTCGTAGGCCGACAGGCTTGCGCCGGTGACATAGGCACCGGCGAGCTGGGCCCAGCTCTTGGCATCGCCGGCGGCAGGCTGGCCGCTGCCGGTGCCCCCGATCGCCCAGGCCTTCGCCGAATTGTCGGTGCCGGCTGCGTAACCGTCGGACTTGGCGGCATAAGCAATCGCGGTCGCCGCGCTCGCCGCCGCCGAGACCGCCAGCGACCAAGAGGGCTGCGCGAAGGTGATATTGCTGACGCCGAAGGTGATCGGATTATCGGCCGACGTCACCTCCCACTCGGTCTCGCCGTTGACGGTGCCCCCGGAATTCACCGGCACGCGCGTGCCCCTCACCACGTCACGCGTGCCGTCGAAGTCCTCCGCGCGTGACCAGTTGCCGGTCGAGACCTTGTAGATGCCATTCTGCAGCGCGCTGTCCTGATCCTTGACCAGCACGCGCGTCGGCGGGCTGGTCTCGGCGACGGCCACCCCGTCGATCGTCTGCTCGCCGGCGAGCGTGATGTTCGCCGTGGTGGCGCAGGCGCAAGGTGCCTTGACGGCAAGCCCCTCGGAAACGCCGGCGAGACGATCGACAAGCGTGCTGGTCATGTGGTCGCTCCAAACGAAAGCGGCCGCCCCGAGGACGGCCGCGCTGCAGCTTTTGAAACCGTTTGCTAGTTCGCGGTGCTCAGCGCCCGCCCAGCGCCCGGCCGAGCGCGGCCGGCAGGCCCTGCCGGTGCACGATTTGCGGCTTGAGCGCGAACTCGATGCCCTGCTTGTCTTTCATCGTGCGCGTCATGCGCTCGAGATAGCCGGGCGACAGCCATTCCAGCGTCTCGTAGTAGATCAGGTAGTCGATCGCCATCTTGGTATAGATGGCGTTGGCGAAGGGCATGTTCTCCGGGTCGCTCGCCGAAATGACGGTGCCACGACGATCGGTGACGGTCATGCCGGCTGTCCGCTAGAACGGGCTTGCCGACCGACCGGTGATCCACTGGTCCGTTTTCGCCGGCGACACGATGAAGTGGGCACCCTCTTGCTGCTTCTGGCGCTGCTCGGTGCGCGCCAGGTAGCCAGGATTGATCCATTCCTGCAGGCGGTGCCAGATCAGCGTGTCGAGGCCTAAGCCCAGCGACCACAGGCTCATGTACGGCGTGTTGTCGTGCACCAGGCGAATTGCGTCCGCGGCGCGCTCGCGCATCGCCGTCGCGCCGAAGGTGCCATCCTTGGTGCGGCCGCCGGCGTGCAGCAGATCCATCAGGATGTCGATCTGGCTGAAGGTCGGCCCGGCAAGAGACCCAACAGCCGAAAACCCGTGGCGATCGAACTCGCCGAGCAGGAAGTCACCAACGAGCGAACCAAACCCTGACCGCTGGCCGCCTTTGACGATGGTGCCGAAGGGCGAGTGCTCGAGCTCGGCGAGCGGGTTTTTGCCCTGGATCGCCTCGCGCACCGCCTCCGAGGCAACCCCGAAGACGATCGAGCCGACGGCGAACTCGACCAGGCCGGCCACCTTGTCCATGCGGCCATCGCCGATCGTGCCGTAGATCTCGCGGCCCCAGGCCCGCACGATCATGTCCGCCGGCCACAGCTTGAATTGATAGATCAGCTTAAGCGCGGTGTTTAGTCCCGTGCCCGGCTCGAAATTCTTGCCGAACATCATCGCGCGAATGCGCGCCGACGGCATCGGGATCGCAAAGCCGGCCCGGTCGGTGTAGGCGGTCGCGAGCTGCAGCGCGAGATCCTGCCGCGCCTTGTCGATATCGTCGGCGTTCGGCGCCTGCCGGCCGAGCGCGCCGCCCTGCGCGTCCTTCATGTAGGCGCGCACCTGGTCGTCGGAGAGCTTGAGCGCGTCCGAGGGTGTCAGATAGGTGCGGTCGCCGAACGTCGACCAGTCGACGCCGTGCAACGCCTTCCATTCGGCCTCGCCCAGACCGAAGCCGCGCAGCACGCGCTGCTCCTTCGGGCCGATGTCGGCGAAGGCCGTGCCGCGCTTGGCACCGAGGTGCGAGGCAAACATCGCCTCCGCATCGCCGCGCTGGTTATCGACGACCGACGACACGCCGGTCAGCTTGAAGAAGATCGACTCCATCTTGGCCAGCGCGCCGGCCGGCGCATCCGCGACGTCGTACATCGCCATCATGTGGCCGAGGCGGTGCTCAAAGCCTACCAAAGTGGCGTCGAGTGCCTCACGCTTGGCCGAGCCCTCCGCCCCTTGCGTCAGGCCGCGAAACAGCGAGCCGAAGCGCTCGCCCGCCGGGATGCCCCAGTAGCGCGCCTCCGCCGCCTTCGTCGGCAGCGAGGCAAAGTGCGTGAACGCCACGCGGCCGAGCTTGGCCATGCGCTGGATCGCCATCCAGTTCGAGGCGATGTTGGCGAGCGTGCGGTTAACCGGCCGCTGCGAGGAGCCGTCGATCTGCGCAAACCGGTTGCGCAGCGCCGGCTCCCATTTCTGGAAATCCTCCGACTTGCCGGAGGCCTTGGCGATCTGCTCGCGCAGGCTCGCCATGTCAGCTTCGATCTTGGCGATCGCCTTCGGATCGGCGTTCGGCGAGGCCAGCGTCTGCTCGAGCGCCGAGAGCCGCGAGGTCTGCGCCTGGGTTTCCTGCTGCAGCGAGGCCTTGATGAAATTCACGTCTTCATCGAAGGCTTCCTTGGGCCGCGTGCCGAATTCCTTCATCAGCGCCGTGCGGCGCGCGCCGATCGACAGCGCCTGCACCACTGTGTGCGTCGGATTGCCAACGCCGTACTGCTCGTTATAGGCGCGCCAGTCCTTGCCGCTCTTGAAGTGCAGCTCGCGCGTGGCCGAGGCCATGCGCCCGACGTTCGGGTGCAGCGGCTCGTCGATCGGCTTGCCGTAATCGAAATGGTCGCCGTTCTTCAGCGGCGTCCACATTTGCCGCAGCATGTCCTGCGCGTGCTGCTTGTCGGCGGTCCCGAAGGTGCGCCGCAGGTCGAGCCGCGGCATCGTGTCGGCGACCCACTTCTCCGGGCCGGCGGCGCGGATCGCGTCCGCATCGTGCGAGGACCGCGTAATGTAGCCCGAATAGGACCTAACCCAGGCCCCTTCCCGGTTGAGTGCCGCCATCGACATGCGCTGCCACTTTTGGATCGTCTTAGCGATCGAGAGCGCCTGCGCGTCTTTCGTCAGCCCCGGATTGCCCTGGCCGCCGCGGTTGAGCTCGAACAGCTCCTCGGTCCACTTGTCCTCGATCGTGCGCGAGGCAAACACCTTGAGCAGCCCGTTCGCCTCAAGGTCGCGCGCCAGGCCGCCGACCCACAGGCGCCGCAGCGCCACGTATTGTGCATCGACAGAGCTGCGGCCTTTGAAGAGCGGCAGGTTGATGCCGACGAGCTTCGCCTCGAGCGAAAGGCGCGCGACTTGCCGCTTCAGCGTCGCGCGCACCTTCTCCGGATCGCGGAACAACGTGTTGATCGGCAAGTTTTCGATCGCCTTCGCGGTCGCCGCATAGTAGCGCTGGCGCGCGATGCGCTTGCGCGCATCCATGATGGCACCACGGGTCTCGAGCGCGGCGCGTTCGAAGACTTCCTTGATCTTCTCGTCGCGGGCCTTCTGGTAGCTCTCGTCTGCCGAAAACCCATCGTGCTCGTAGCCGTCGGCGCGATCGAGGATGTCGTCGAGAATGTCCTCGACGCCCTTGCGCGATCGCCCGGTGCGCTTGGCGATGTCGTCGATGCAATCCTGACGTGACGGCATTTAGGCTGCAGCCGCGGCGAGACACGCCGCGCCTTCCCGCACTATCTTCTCCTGCATCTCCTTATCGTCTCCGATGTCCTTGAGCGTGCTCTCGAGCGAGTGCCATTCCTCGTCGGAAAGCTGCGGCTTCATGTCGGCGAGTAGCTGCTCGGCCTCACGCGCGGCTTGTTCCGCGGCTGTGGGCGCCTTGACCGGATCGATGGAGGCGGGCTCCGCCGTCGCCGCAGCATCCTTCGACTCGGCGACGAGATGCGGATCCTCGTAGCCCGGCCGCACGTCCCCGAATTGCTGCCAGTCGGCCATGTCCGCATCGCCAACCTGGGGGCGATTGCCGACCAGGTCGAAGTTGTCGAGCGACTGATGAAAGGCGTCCTCTGCGTCGCGTGCCTTGCCGCGCTCGAGCAGGCGCAGGGCAAAGTTCGTGATCTGCGGCCGGATGGCCGTGACTCCCTGCTCGTCCATCATGCGCGTGATGTCCTCGCGCGCCCGATGGAAGTAGATCTCGCGCTCTGCCTCGCTACGCTCCGCCAGGTGCGCGGCGTTCGCGTCAGCGCCGGCGAGCTCGTCGCCGCGCGGAAACTGCTTCTCGCCCCTCGCCTCTCGGTCGACCGAGTCGAGCAGATCCTGGATGGTGCTCTGAGAAGCGCCGCCGGTCTCGTCGCCATGATCGTGCAGGTAGCCCGCCTCGACGGCAGCCTCGCGCAGGCGGTCGAGACCGAGACCGTCCGGCCGAACGAGCTTGCCCTTGCCGCGGATGTTCGGGTTCTCCCCACCAAAGGACTGCAACAGATCGGCGGCGAGCGGATCGTCCTTACTGACGCCGCCCTTGGCCCGCAGGAATTCCAGCAGCGACTGCGGCTTTGCAGCGCGCTTCTCTGCCTTGATTTCTTTCGCCTCGGCGCGCGAGACCGGCACGCCGTTCTTGTGCGTGATCTCGACGTCCTTGTCGGAGAAGAGGACGAAGTTGTGGCTCCCTTCGCCGCGGCCGCGCGAGCCCTGATCGAGATATCTGATGCCGAGGATGCCTGCCTCTCGCATCGCGCGCGACGCATTGGCACGATTGGCCATCTTGTTGGTCGGCCCGGGCTCGCCAAGATGATGTGGCATGGCACGCGCAAAATCTTCGCCCGTGCGCGGCGCAAATCCCCATTTTGTCTTCCCTTCGGGAAGCAGCTGGCCGACGGCATGCTGCACTTCGGCACTTTGATCGGCGAGCGGCTTGTCCCAATCGAGCATCTGCTCGTGGGCCGCCTTGATTTTCACGCGATACACGCGGCCGAGATCGGCCAGCGCGCGCTGCGTTTCAGGCGAAAGGTCAAAATTGCGCGGGCTTCGCAGAGCAGCCGAGACGGCTTGGTGCGGATAGTCGAAGCCGAGCCAGTCGTCATCCTTCAGTGTCGCAAGCAGCCGCTTCTCGCCGGGGTTGAAGGCGCTGCTTTCATGGATGGCGTCCGCCGCCTCACCCGGCGACGACGACTCGTCGTAGATCTCCTGGACCTTCCGAATGAAGGACGCATCCGAGGTGGTGACCCGATATCGTCGCGCCACCCCCTCGTTCTCGGCAAAGTACAGGCCATGGCCGAACGACTGCGCGCCTTCCCCATCGCCGATGCGCCCGATATCGAAAGCGTCAAAGTCGTGCGGCGAGCCGTGCCAGGCATCGATCGTCTCCCGGATCCGCGGATCGACCTTGGCTGCCTCCTGGAGCATCTCGCCGGCGCGGCCCGGCCGCCCCGCCGTCAGGTCGGCGATCGAGGCGCGGACGACGTCTTCTCGAGCCGCCTCCGGCAGATCGGCCAGGACGTACGCCGGATGACCCGCCGGCAACGAGCCAAGATCGCTCTCGGCCGGTGCAGCACCCTCCGCCGAACCGGGCGCCGGCTCGCTGGCAGCGCTCGCACCGATGCCAGGCACTTCACCGTCGCCGTGGGCCTCTCCCTGACCTTCTAATGCGGTTTCAGTTTGCGGTTGTAGCGCTCGCGTCAGAGTGGCTTCCGGCGACCCGGGCAGCGGCGCGCCGGCCATGCGGGCGCGCACGTCGCCGACCGCGCCGAAGCCGGCGTGAAAAGCCGCGCCCATGCCGGCGCCCATCACCACCGAGCGCAGCGCGTCTGCCATCGTGTAATCGCGGCCGTCGGCTGTGTGCATCAGGTAATCGAGCGGCTGCAGCGCCGCCGTGCCGACCGCACCCTGCGCAGCGCCCTGCGCCGCACGCACACCAGCGCGGGCAAAGAGGCTGTCGCCGGCGTTGGCCAGCAGCTTGCCCCAGCGCGCCTCGCCGAGCACGGGAATCGAGAACGCGGCCATGTTGACCGGGTCAATCATCCCGGCGACGATCGACGTCGCGAAGCCGAGCGCGCCGGGAAAGAACCCCTGCGGCCCGCGGGCGATGGCGAGATCGCGATCGCGGTGCTCCTGCGCCTCCTGGATCATCAGATCCAGCACCGGCTGCTTGATCGACGGCTGGTCCGGAAGCGGCAGCGAACCCTCGAGGCCGGCCTGCTTGACCTGCGCCTTGGCGTCCGCGATCGGGACATCCGGGATCTCCGCCTTCGCCTGATCGAAGTTGGCGATGTCCTCCGGCAGCGGAGTGTCGGGAGCGTTGAGGCCCGGCAGCATGTCGCCGGCGGCGATCGCCAACTTCGCGCTGCGCCAAAGCTGGACCGCGGAAATATCGGATTGCGGATCGAGCGCTTCCGCCGCCTGCGCACCGAGGCTCTCGCCGAGCGACGACTGCAAATCCGACGAGCGGATCGGCACCGTCTCATCGGGAGAGGCAAACGTGTCGGTGAATGTCACGGTGTGAACATCGCCGACTCGTCCACATCAGTCCGGTTTGCCTTGTTTGCCTTCGCCATATCGCCGAGCTGCGACCAGCTCAGCATCAGCGGCTTGCCGTCGGTGCGCCGCACGAACTTGTCACCGTAGGCAAGATTGAGGCCGTCGTTATTCGGCGACGTCACCCATTTGCCGTCGCGCCCGAATTTAGAGAATGAGTCAGCCCTAACATCGGAAACGCCAATGTCGTTCACCGCCGGCTGCGCGCCAAGCTGATCGAGCTGGCCGCGCGCGATCTGCGCGCCGGCCTGGACGTCGTCTGGCAGCACGCCTGCGCTCTTCGGGATGCGATAGGTATCGCGGAAATCGTAGCGGTTGCCGATGAGCGCGTTGAAGGCCTTTGTCGCCGCCGACGTCGGATCTTCGCCGTCCCGCACATAGAGCGCGGCCAGTTTGCCCGCGAGACCGGAATAGGCCTCGAAGTCGCTGTTCTTGCCGTCGCGCTGGCTCGGCAATAGCGTTGCGCGCAGCGGCGCCACCGCCGTGTCGACCGCAGCGGCAGCGGCAGAAACCTTTGTGTCGGGCTGATCGCTCAGCAGGCTCTTCATGTTGTCCTTCGGATCGAGCCGAAGGATCCGCGTCATTGCCGTATCGTCGGCGCCGGCGGCGATCGCGCGCACCACCGGCTGCACGCCGGGCGCGAGCTCGCGCATCACCTGCGGCCAGTACTCACCCCAGGTCGACGCCTCTTGACGCACCACGTTGATAAGCCCGACGCGCGACTCCGGATCCGTCGCAGAGGATGCCTTGTCGATCGCCTTGTTGACGCCGTCGGCGTAGGCCTTCGGCAGAATGTGCTGTTGCTCCGGCGGCAGGCCGACGCGGTCCTGCTCCATGAGTGTCGTCGAGGCATAGTTGCGCGCCGCGGCCGTCCTGTCGGCCGGCTGCGCTTTCTGCAGCGCGTCGTAGGCCGGACCGCTCGCCGCCAGACGGTTGATCGCAAACTGCGCGGGATCCTTCTGCTTCTCGGCTTCCGACTGCGCGATCGCCTTCGTCAGGATGTTTTGCCGCTGCACCCCGTCGGCGTAACCGGGATCGCCCGCCTTCGGCTCGTAGCTCTGGATGAGCTGGGCTTGCTCCTGCGGATCGAGCTTGGCCACCCGCGAGACGTCCCGGCCAAGCTGGATGTTCGCCTGGTACTGCTGATAGGCCTGCGGACCGGCCGCCGGCCCTGCCCGCGCAATGAATTCTTCCGGGCCGATCGGATTGGTGACGTTGCCGGTGCGCGCGGCTTCCGCCTCGCTATCTTTCACGCGGCCCTGAAAGTCTGAAAAGTCACTGACGGTCTGACGCTGCAGGGACGTCTGCGCATGATCGAGCAGCATCGCTCGCTGGTCCGGACGCAGAATGTCGTAGATGTGGCCGCCGCCGGGCCCGACGCCGCCCATCTTGTCGCTCGCCCATTGCGCGACGCCACCGGCGGTCTGCCCGTTCAGGATCGTCCCATTTGCCGCGATCATCTTCGCGGCCTTATCCTTGCCGACGGCGGACGCGAGCACATCGCCCACCGGCGCCGTCGGCGAGGCCTTCGCCACCGCGGCCGCGCCAGCCGGTCCAAGGAAGTGCGCGAGGTAGATGTTGCCGGGCGAAGCATCGACGCCATTCTTCTGCAGATAATCGGTGTTCTGTTGACGATTGAGCCCCAGCATTTCCATGTTGAGGCCGCGATCGGCGCGAAGCGCCAGCAAGTCGGCATCCGATTTGTCGGCGAGCTCGGGATGCGCCTGTCGGATCAGCGGCAGCCAGGTGCCCGGCTCGAACTGGCCGAGGCCGTAGGCGCTCGACGTCTTCGACCGCGCCAGCGGATTGCCATTGCTTTCAATCTGGACAATGCGGTTGTCGATCTGGTCGGCCGAACCCGGCGCCGCGCGGAGATCGTTGATGACGCCCTGCGGATCCGTATCCGCACGCGCCACGCCGTCGGCGAGAGCGTACTGATGCGCCCAGTCCTGTTTCATCTTGAGCGCGGCTTCCTGCGAGATCCAGCCGCGCCCGGCCAGGCCGTCGACGCGGGCGCCGTAGGCACCGATGAGCTTGTCTTGCAGCTGCGAGTCGCCGGGCGCCGCCGTACCCTGGTTGATGAACGTCGAGCCCTGCTGCTGCACGTCGGCGACATTGGCATCTCCTTCGAGCTTGTAGGCCTGCTGGCGGACGCCGGCGACACCGCGTTCTATCTCCGGCTGCGCCAGGTCAACGAAGCGCGTTCGCATGCCCGGCAGGGCGATGTTCGAGGCCGCTTGGTCGCGGATCTGATTGATGCCGTCGGTGTAGCGCTGCTCGAGCGTCGAATAATCGGTGTCGTTCGCAAGCGAGGACTTCAGATCAATGCTCTTCGATAGGAAATCGGCGTTCGCGGTCGCATATTGATAGCGCGCCTGGTCGAGGATGACGTCGCTGCCGGCGGCGCCGACATCGGCGACGGCCTTGCCGAGGTTGACGCCCGCCTGGGCTTCGGCCTCAGCCCCGCGCGCAAAGGGGCTGACGTCGACGCTGCCGATCGGCCGCGCGCCAGTGACGCTCGGTGTCGCGCCGAGATCGGACCAGTCCGGAAGCTTAGCCATAGCCGACACCCGGACGTCCGAACTGGTTGGGATAGGCGAAGGCGCCGTAGCTGCGCATCATGCTGGCGCCGCCGCCGGCGATCGTCGCCATGGCGTTGAGGTTCGAGGCGCGCTGCTGCATCGTCCCGGCTTCGTCCGCGATCACGCCGGAATAGGTCGCGCCCTTGGCCTCGTTCTCGTCGCCGGTGGCGCGATTCTGGCCGTTAAACAGATCCATCAGCGATTGATAAGTGCCGCGCGAAGCGATCTGCTTCTCGGCCGCGAGCGGCGAGCCGACCGCCGCATTGACGCCGCCCGCGGCCGAACGGGCCTCGACCGTCGATTCCAGCTGCTTCGTCTTGAGCTGGGTATCGAGCATCTCGCGCTGCGCGGCGCCGATCTCGCCGCCTTCGTTCTCGCGCAGCTGCGCCGCCTGAAAGTTCAGCGCGTTCTGCTGCATCTTGCCGGCTTCCGCCGCGGCGTTGCCCCCGGCGATCGTCGAGGATGCAGACATGGCCGTGCCGGCCGCCGTCATGGCCATAGTGCCGGCCATCAGCGTTCCCGGATCGAAGCAGGCGCGCTCCCACCAGTGTGTGGCGGAGAACCGGTCATTCCACATTCAGGACGGCTCCCACACGAACAGCGACTCTTCAGGAAGGCGACAAAACCCGAGCGCGAGCAGCCAGCGATCGGCGCCCGGCCGATCCTCCGCGCTCGCAAACACCCGAGGCAGGCGCATCTCGCGCGCGAGATCGATCAGTGCCAGCCCGGCGCGATGAACGGCGCGCGGGAACGCGCGACCGGCGTCGCTGATGAAGCACGACGCCCACACGCTTCCGTCCGGCGCCATGATGAGGCCGCCGATGCCAAGCACTTCGTCGCCGGCGAGCGCCGTGATGCCGCGGGTCCGGTGGGCTGGCAGCTGCCCGAGCAGCGCGATGAAGTCAGCCGGCTCGCTCGGCCGCAGCCGCACCCTCACCCGCTCGTGTCCACGCCGACGACGACACCGCCGATCGTGCACGGCCGCGGTGCCTGCGCGAGCAGGCAAAGCCGCGCGTCGGTGTCCCATTCACCCGGGACCGAGATCGCCGCCTCGTCGTATTCCGACCAGATCGTCCCGGCCGGCGTCAGCTGCTCGGCTTCCTTCTGCGGCATGGCGTCCATCACATCGAAGCGCTGGCCGAACCTGACGCCTTGAGCGTCGGTATCGAACATGATCAACCCGCAATGCGGGATCCGCTTCTTCTGCGTCAGTGCCGTGCCCAGCGCCGCCGCATAAGCAAGCTTCGCCGACATGAACGGCGCGACGTAGCCGAGGCAGGCAACGATGCTGGACGCCACCTGCAGGTTTGGCAGCGTGATCTGGCCGCCGCTCACCATCAGCGTGCCGACATGCTTTGGCCGGCCGGTGCCGCCGATGTCGGCAAAAACCTCCGCCGGATAGCCGTCGAACTGAGCGCCGACCGTCAATGTCGCCGAGTTTTGCGTGAAGACCTGGTCCGGAGCGGTGTTGTCGGGAAGCGACGGCCCGAGAAAACCGCGAACGACGGCTCCCGCGAGGCCAACCACGATGTTCGAATGCGTCTTGCCGTCCGGCATCGCGCAATTGCCGGATCCGTCGGTCGTCTGCGTTCCGATCGCGGCGCCGTCCGCCCACACCGAAACCAGCGTATTCGGCAGCCAGGCCAGCTGCACCGTGTTCACCGCCGCTCCCCGATACACGAGATGGCAGTCGAGCTGCTGGTTGATCGCGCCGCCGACGCATGCGTCGCGCGTCGCCATCTTCTCGATGAAGCGGCGCGTCACGCCGTTGATGGCGCGCCTGACGACGAAATACTGCGCGTCCTCGATGCCGTCGCCCGGCAGCACGCAGTAATTCTCGATGATGCCGAGCGTCTGGATGCGCCACCAGGCTTCGACCTCGTCCTTGACGTCATAGAGCAGCACCGCCGCCTGACCGTCCGTGCGCGGCAGCACGATCTGCTTGTCCGGATGCGTGGCCTTGTCCCCATCCACGAAGCCGGGCTTGACGATATCGAGGTTGAGCCGCGTCAGATCGCGCTCGTCGTAATCCATCTCCTGCGCGGTGAAGGCGAGCTCGTAGACGCGATTGTTCTGCCCGACGAAGATGCCGCGCTTGCCACTCTTGAACGCCGCCAGCCGCGCCGCCCCCTGGTCCGAGGAATCGCGGATCACGACGTCCGTCGGCGTCAGCGGCTGGTCGAAGTTGGAGCTGCGCGCCGAGCCGATCGACTGCTCACGCCCGATCTGCAGACGCGTCAGCGACAACAGCCACGAGATCGTGCCGGCGGCACCCGATCCCATCGCCTCGTTGATCGCGCCGGCGTCGCCGATGGCGTTCCCGTCGCTATCGATATCGGCGAAGCCCGTATAGCTGTCGGAATGCGACAGCCAGATCTCGTCGCGACCCGCCCAGCCGAGCCTGCCCTCGTGAAAGCTGACGGTGGTCGGCCAGCCGGCGATCGAGGACCAATCCGCTTCGACCCAGTCCTGTGTGCCCTGCAGCGACGCAAAGGGCTGTAGCACGTCGATGTTGACGGACTTCGGATCGTTATAGCCGGTCACGCGGCAGATGCCGAAGCCGCCGCCGCCGGCATAGGTCGACACGACCGAGGCGCTGCCGCTCGTATAATCGGTGCTGGCCGCCGTGACGTTGAGCGTGCAACCGGTGCCGGCTCCGCCCGTCGTCGCCGCTGGATTGCTCGGCAGCGCCGTATAGAGACCGGGCGTCAGCAGCGTGACCGCTGTGACGCCACCGCCACCATCGACGCTGGCGACACGATAGGTCGCCGGGGTGCCGCTGCCGCCGACGAGCGTCAGGGTGTTGCCGACGATGTAGCTGCTTCCGCCGGCACCGATCGTGGCCGCGCCGGCCACCGGCGTCCCCGGCTTGAAACCGATGCGTTCCCAACAGATGGCATTGTCGAGATTGGGCGTACCACCGGTGCCCCCGGTGCTCGACGATACCGTGCCGGTGAAGCCGCTCGCCTGGGTCTGGATGTCGACGAAGCCCAAATCGGCCCCGTCGAACGATCGCTGGAAGGTGAGAATGCCGACGTAAGTGCCAGAGACGGTCCAATTGTAGTTCCGCGAGGCCGTGCCGACGCCCACGACGCGCACCGCGTCGGAGAAGGCGTCGCGCGCGCCGAGCGTTACCTGCCGGTTCTGACCATCCGTGAACAGCCGGAAGAGACAGCCAACATGCTGCGGCGTGAAATACGGCTGATCGGACGACAGTGTGCCGTTGCCGTCGTAGACCGAAGGCGCGAAGGTCGCCTTGACGGAAGCCGATTGCTGAAACGGACCGTCGTCGGACCGGTACAGCACGACCGACCAGCCGCGGGCACCCGGGCGCGATCCTCTGCGCTCGATCTTGTATTGCTGCAGGCCGTAGGCGGCGGTGAACACGATGTCACCGGACTGATCGTACCGGACGTTCGGCAGGTCGCCCGTGCCCCACGGCGTCGGCAGCTCGAGGACGCCGGCGTCCTCGATCGACACCGACGTCAGTGTCTTTGCGCGGACGTCGGTCGACTCGATCTGCAAAAAGACGGAGCCGGCGGGCGTGCAGACCAGGGAGTGTGTGCCGGTGTCGATTTTGGTCGCCGCGATGTAGTCCGCCAGGCCGTCCGACGAACCGGCGCGCAAAGTGACCGGACCGTTCGTGACGACAACGCGGATCCCATGCTCTTTGCCATGGTCGCCGCTGGCGACGGCAATGGTCTGCTTGAACCGCGCGAGGCCACCACGCGCGCCGCAGGTCAAGGTCGCAACGCCGGCGCCGATCGACACGGTGCAGCCGGCCGTCGTGTCCGCGGTGCTCCAGGAGCCGCCGCCGGCAAAACTGGGATCGCTGATCGCCGTCGCGACCGCGACGCGCTCGACCAGCACGTCATTGATCCAGGCGCGCATGACGCCGTTCGTCAGCTCGATCAGCGCCGTGTCGTTCTTGGCGAAAACAAACCGGACGAGCTTGGCCGGAAGATCGCTAAGGACTTCGCCGACGAACTCCAGGCCGGGCCGCAGCATCATCGGGCCGAGCACGAAGGGAAGCCAGTTTACCTGACACGCCGCCGCCAGCCGCATCTTGGCCTGGTCGACGCGGACAAGCGCGATCTTCGACACCTCGCCCTGGTTCATGGCGAAGAGTGGAAAATTGCCGGTGGGCACCGATCAGCCCTCGCCGGATCCGAACCGCAGACCGCCGGGGCCGAAGACGCCGCGGCGCGAGCGCACCAGGTACGGCACCGGCGGCAACCCCGGCGGATCGTTCATGGCGTCGATGCCCTTGGTGTTGCGCTTGGCCTTGATCTCCTTGGCGTCGAGATCGTCGGCCAGATCCTTCTTGCCGGTCAGGCGCCGCGCGCTCTGTGCAGCCAGCCGATAGGCGACATATTCGGTGAAGGTCGCCGGCCAGTTCGACAGGTCGAGCCCGACCTTTGCGTCATTCGAAATGTACGAGACGTAGAGCGGCGTCGCGTTGGCAAACCAGTAGCCGGTCTCTTCCGAGTATTGCAGCAGCGGCGGGTCGAGCTGCGGCGCGGCCGAGATCACAACGGTGCGGACCCAATCGTCCGGAATTGTGAAAGCGCAGGTGTAGCCGAACGAGGGAACGATGCTGTCGGACGCCTCGATCAGAACGACGCGCTTGGCGAAACGAAACAGCCCCTGGCTCAGACAGTAAGCGACGACGTCGTCCCACAGTGCGTCGAAGACCCGCCGCGGCTCGCGCTGCTCTGCCAAGGAGGCAAGCGTGCGCTCCTCGATGTGGACCAGCGCCTTGTTGTAGACGCCGAGCTTGTTGGCCATCGATCCTCCCGTCAGACATGCAAAGGGCCGCCCACCGGCGGCCCTGGCTCAATCGGTTACAGGCTGTCTCAGCCGACCTGGGTGCGCATCCACTGCGCCGCCTCTTCGGACGTGCCACAGCCGTCCTTGAGGATGCGCGCGTCGGTGAGCGACCCGACGCACCACTTCAGGTGCGGCCCCATGAAGCGAACCTCGTGGTTCTTGCCGCGCAGATCCTTGGGCGCGGCGCCGAATTCGTGGAATTCGAGCTTGCCCACCGTCGCCCGGTTGTTCGGCCGATCGCGCGCCGGCGCCGACACGGCGCGGACGTACAGACGGCCGAGATAGGTCATGTCGTCGGTGTGGACCGTGATCTCGTCGCCGGCCCGCAGCTTGTAGGCACAGTGCGCCCAGAACTCCGGCTCGAGCACATGCTCGAACGGCGTGCCCTGCGGCGTTACCGCCGCAAAATGGTTTTGGATATCGGCAGCGCTCGCACCGACGAGCTTCAGGCGACTCTCGGACAGGGCGCGCGGAAGATCCGACACGGCCGACGCGGCAGTGTCTACCTTCTCCAGGGTTGCAGCTTTAGCCATCGCAGAGCACCTCTCGGTTGCAGTTTCAGGAGTGCAGCAGAATGCCGCCTTTGCCGGGCATCATCTCGTGCATCGCTTTGACAGCCTCGGCTTGATCGTCATTCGACAGGATCAGCGGCTGCTCGAGCGCCTCGGTCCGGATGATCAGCGTCAACTTTGCGCCGGCAGGGAAAAGCTCGTTGATCCCGCGCATGTGATCCCGCAGGTGCTCGGCGATCGTGCGCTGGACCGCGCTGCGCGGCTTGAACAGGGCCATGCGGGATCCCCTTGAAGGAATTAAAAAGCCCGGCGCCGAAACGCCGGGCTCTCTGTGCCAGTCCGGCGCGCGATCAGGTGATCGTGGTCGGCGCGGCGACGGTTGCGGCTGCGCCGGACAGGCTCGCCACCTGGTACTTCTTGTATTTTGGGCCGGTGGGATTGATGGCGTCGACGAGATCGCCGACCTTCATTCCCTTGCTGGCGCCGTCCGAGAAGTAGCTGGCGCCTACGATGGTCGCGTCGCCGTCGGCGGACGAATAGGTCCACGCGTTCGGCGCGCGGCCTTCGATGCCGGCCACGACCAGGCTCAGGGTGTCGGGAGTGTAAGCCACTGTTGTGACCCTCTGTTGAGCGCACTAAGCCGCGCGCGGCGCGATGAAGCGCAGCGCGAGGCCTAGCTGCTGGTTACGTGTACTTCGAGCCGTCGTGGGTGACCACGACGATGCCGGCGTTCTGGAGCACCGAGGAGCCCATGAAGATCGAGGAGCGCGCCCAGTAGTAGGCGTTCTCTTCGTTGTAGCCCGCGCGGACATCCATCTCGCCGGAGTTGACCGCGTGGCCGAGGGCCGAGCGGTGATAGGCGAAGCAGCTCTCGCTGCTCGTGCCCACGCCGGGAAGATGTGGATGCTTCACCCAGTTGAAGCCGGCCCAGCGGCGGAAGCGGCGCGCCGGCCCGGAGAGCGGCTTGACCTCGACGAGATCGGCGTCGTTGAACTCCTTGACCTGCATGAGATAGGCCCACGCAGCGGGAGTCACGGCGAAGAAGAGATTGTCCTCTTCGGTCGTGTCGACGTCGTTCAGATCGAGCTTGGCCATCGCGCGCATCGCGAGAGCCAGCGTGAAGGTCTGGGCGGAGCCCAGATTGTTGCTGCCGGTCGACAGGGCACTGATCAGGTCCTGGTCGATCTTCCGGTTCATCACCTTGACCGTCGACATCTGCATGATGCGGCGGCCGTCGCCTTGCGACGCGAAGATGTTGAACTCGGTGCGCTGGGGCTTGTCGTGCCACTCGACCAAGGTCGTGGGGACCGTGGCGAGCGAATCGACGCGCGGCGGGATGTTGCCGTTGAGGCCGCGGGTGACGGCGGTCGCGCCGCCCGAGCCGGCGACCAGGAATTGCGCCTGATTGCCTTTGATTACCGCCTCAGTCGTCGCCGTCGTGCGGAGCAAGCTCATGCCCTGCTCGAACTGTGCGATGAACTCCTGGCGGTATTGGATTTGGAAGGCCGAGTCGGCCATGGTCCAATACTCCGATGAGCATCATGGTCGAGCCTCAGTTCGGGGTGTCCGCGCGCAGGCCTCCGGGGTGCCGCGCTGTGACGCGCGGGCCATCGGCATTCGTTCGGGGCTTCACATTGGCGGGTGTATTCGCTCAGCCGGAGCCGCGTGGGGCGGGGTGTCCGGTGAACGCGAATTGGGTTAGGCCGCGCTCGTCAATCCGACGATGCGCGTCCTAAAGGGCTTGCCGGGCTCGGCGATCGCGATCTTCGCGTCGGCGACCGAGATCAGCGAGCCGTAAAGCGGCGAGGCGCAGCGCTGCGCCAGCGAGCGCAGCACCAGCCGGCGCTGGTTGCGCGTGATCTTCGCGCTCTCGCACCAGGCGCGATACTCGGCCGCGTGCGCGAGCAGCTCCTCCATCAGCCGAAAATCAGGCCGGGTGATGTAGCGGTACCACCAGACGCGGATGGCATCATCGCCGCGCGCCGTGCCGTTCACAGCCGTCCCGAGCTGCCGATTGCCGTGCACCTTCTCGTGCACCTGCAGCTCACACGTCACCTCGATGCCGTGCGGATTGTAGATGACGTCACCCCAGGCAAAGATCGGCTTGCGGTGCGCGGCGTCCGGAAACGCCGCGAGGATCTCGGCGTAGATCGGCGGAAACGCCTTGATGACGCGCATGCGTTAGGCCGCGGACTTGGCGCGGTTCGCCATCGTCTCCCGCGCACCGAGCAGCTCGCGATACTCGTTCTGCATCGCCTCGCTCTTCCAATATTGGTTCCACTCGGGCGTGCCCTGCGGCGCGCGCATGTATTTCGTCTCGATCTCCGCGACGCGCGTCTCGACGCCGGTGAGACCGCCGCCCGCGGCCGCCGGCAGCACCGCGGCCGCCGGATTGATCTGCTTCGCGAGCATCAGCATCGCGCGGTTGAAGTTTGGATCATCGCCGAGCGTCCGACCTTCCGGCGTGCGCGCCGTCAGCAGGCGATCGCGGATTGCCTCCGGCAAGGTATTGATGAGGCCGGTCACCGCGTTATTGTTCGCGGTGAAATCCTTTCCCCACTCCTGGCCGAGCTCCACGAGCGCGGTCTGCTTGAATTGGCCGTCCTGCTGCAGCTGCTGTTGCTTCACGGTCTCCTGCTGCTTGAAGAACCAGTCGACGGCGCGATTGGCGGCATCCGAGGAAAGCCCGGTCTCGATAGCGACGTCCTTGATAAAGCCCTCGACCAGCGGCTTGTCGCTCTCGCCCATCACGAGGCCGTCGCTCAGCTTCACCGCGGCGAGATAGCCGGCCGCGTCTTTCGGCAACCCCTGTGCTTCGCGCCAGGCCGCTTTCTGCTCGTCCGTCGCATTCGCCGGCAGCGGCGCGGCGGGAGCCTTGAGCTCACCGCGGTCCATCTTGCCGCGCAGCTCGAAGCCCGACGCGGCGAAGGCCGACGGCGAGTCGTAACGCTTGAGGATGTTCAGCTTGGCCTGGTCGCCGCCGGCGAGCTCCTCGCGCCAGTTGTCCGGCCACTTCGCCGCCGCCGTGATCGCCGGCGCATCTGCACCCGCCGCGATCGTGCCCGCGCCAGCCTTGGCGGGCTCGGCGGCAGCCGCGGCCGCCGCCGGTGCACCCGCAGCGGGAGCAGCGGCTGCAGCCGCGGGAGCAGCGGCCGGTGCAGCAACTGCGGCCGCAGGTGCCGGGGCGGCGCCGGCGCCGTCATCGGGCGCGCGCATAATCATTTCGGCGAAGGGTGTCGTGCCAAGACGCCAGCTCATCGATGTTCTCCCAGGTTGGTCAGCTCGCCGCCGGCTATTCGCCGCTCGGCGGAGATTGGTCGCGATGGTCCGGCCGCATGCGCAGCAGCCGCTTGATCTGCAGCGCCAGCCAGCGCTTGCCTTCGGCAAAATCCGATGCCCGGCGGCCGTCATCACCGCCCGGGTAGAAACTCATCCGGCTTTCCTCGCAGAGCTTGTCGAGCAGCAACGCCAGCACGCGCTGCTGTTGCCCGGCGTTTGCCTTGCCCTGCTGCAGCGCCTGCAGCGCGAAAATGTCCGCATCCTCGATCGCCAGCGGTCCATCCGGCATCTGCCACGGCATCCGCAGTTTCGACTCGGGCGACTTCGCCTTGCGCGGCGGCGGCGTGGCGGGCCTGCGCGGACCGCGAATACCGGGCCTCACGAGGTCAGGCCGGATTTCTGCAACGCGGTCGCGGCGTTACCGACGTTCTCAACCGCGTTGGCCATCTTGCTGCCGTTGTCGGCGACGGCGCCGAGACGCGCGGCCGCGGCGTCCTGCTGCTGCTGCTGGCGCTGTTGCGTCTTGATTTGATTCGCCTGGTCCTTGTCACGGAGCCATGTCGGACGCGCGCCGGTGCCGGGCACGGCATCGCGGAAGGCGGTGTCGGTATCGACGTCGGCGGCGAGCGTCGGATCGATCTGCATCGCAGCGCCGAGCAGCTGCGCCAGGTTCTTGAAGCTGTTGGTGGTGCCCTCTTCCTCGGCCGCCACCAGCGGATCGCGGAATTTGAAGTTCACCTCGCGGCCGCGCAGCGCCGGCGGCATGTCGAGCGGCGATCCGAACGCCCCCATGTGCAAGAGCGTGTTGAACACGTCGTCGCACAGCGCACCGTTGTACTCCTCGCGGATAGGATCGAAGAGCGGCGTGGCGCGTCTGATGAATTGCTTCATCCGCTCGCCGTATTCGAACGCCGTCATCTCCTTCTCGTCGTATTCCGGCAGGTTGAGCACGTTGAGGTAGAAGGCCTCGTTGATGACCTTCTCGATCTTCTCCTCGTATTCCGTCCCCCAGTTCAGCCCTTCGGGGTGAAATTGCATCGGCTCGAGCACCGAGCCGGTGCGCTCGTCATAGTCCGGATCGACCCAGTTGATGGCGCCGGCGTAGAGATTGACGCCGCCCTGGATCGCGTCGCCGACGGCCTTCATTGGCGGATCGACGATCTTCGAACCTATCTCCAGCAGCATCAGCGTCATCTGCTGGAGCATGCGCCCGTCGGGCAGCGCCACGATCGCCGCCGGCGAATAGGCATATTGCGAGAACCCGCCGATCGTCACCCAGCGCGGCACGACGTAGCCGAGCTTGCGCTGCGGCACCTCCTCGAGGATGGTGTCGTGCTCTTCGTCGATGACGATGCTGACGAAGGGAAAGTTGGCGTTGCGCTTGCGCGTATAGCCTTCCTCGTCCTTGCCGAAGGAGTCGTACTCGTCGGCCGGCAGAACGATGGCGCGGCAGTTGACGTTGCCGCCGGGATCCCTCTTCACCTTGTCGTCGAGCTGGCCCGGCATCGTCCAGTTTTGCGACGCGCCGAAGCGCTGAAGCTGGCGCGCTTCCGGCGCCCACTTGCGGTGGAAGCTGTCGATGACCAGCTCGGCGCTCTCGGTCCACACGCAATCGCGCAGGTGCCAGCAGCGGAACAGCATGCCGTCGCGCAGCGCGTTGATCCGCGGCTCGATCACGCATTGCCCGGTCAGAACGTAATCGGCGTCGCCTTCCTTGGTCGCGCGCTTGAACTGCGAGCGGCGGTCGTTGAAGACTCCGCGCATGACGTCGTCGCAGCCGGCGAGCCATGCGGCCGCGCTGCGATCCTTGTTGACCGCATCGACCTCAGTCTGCGCCTTCGCCCAGGGCATGCCCGGCGGCCGCAGGATGGCGCTCAGTGAGCTCGAGAGTTCGCGATGCGCCAGCACCGGCCGCCCCGTCATCAGGTAGCTGGCGAACTCCTCCGAGACGTAGCGCACGCGGGTGAAGTCGGCGCGGATCGGATAGAAGTTTTCGGCGAAGGTCTGCCACAACGTGAGCAGCGGGAAACGCTTCGAGAATTCGCGGTCGCCGATCTCGACCAGCTCGCGGCAGCGGGACTTCATTTGCCGCCGAGCACCTGGTTGGAATACGCGCCTGACGTGCCGCCGAAGGCACCGCTGCCGGCGATCGTGCTGCGGCTCGCGGCGGTGGTCAGTATGCTGCCGCTGCGCCCGGAACGGCCCGCGGCGGCGATCGCCGTCTGGCGCGCCGCCTCCACGCTGGCCGGACTAAACGGATCCGGCATCGGCGGCGGCGGCGTAACCGGAATTGGATCCCGGTTAGGCTGCGCCTTCGTGAACATCTGCGTCATCAGGCGGCCCTCAATTTCAAATGCGGGATGGCCTCGGCTTTGCGAACGCCGCCGGTCTTCCAGTAGACGGTGGTGAGATCGCCCTGCTCCGCGGCCGCGCGCTCGTCGTAGAGAGTTTCGCCGGCGGGCATGTCCTCGGGGTCGATCGCGGCGCCGTCGCAGAGCGCAAAACCCTGGGCATCAATGACGTAGCGCGGCCGGCCCTGCACCGCGGCGGCAGAGCCGGTGTCCTGTGGCCGATCCGGAAGCAAACGGATGTTCAGCGGCGCGCGCGGCGCGTCGATGTCGGTGATGACGATCGGCTCCTCGAGCCCGTAGGCCTCGTTGAGCGCCATCGCCACCATGCGCATCCAGTTGACCCGCTGGCCGCGCGGCCAGGGACTGCCCGGCGCCGGCAGCTTCGCCACCAGCGCGGCAAGCAGCGGATCCTCGACACCGGTTTTCGGAGCGTCGCTCATCAGCGCCTCTTCAGGTTAGGAAAGCCAAGGCCGGCGGTCGTTTCACGCCGCGCGGGCGGCGCACGATCGGCGTGGAGCTTGCGATCGACGTCAGCGACGCCGCGGCCGAGCCGCTCGGCGATCGTCTCCGCGCTCGCGCCGGCGCAATCCATGCACTGCGCCTCGACCAGCTCCTCGAGGGTCCAGGGAACGCGCTCGCCGTCAGTCTCGAGCTTGCGGTCGGAGTAAGGCACCACAGTCTCGCCGCCGTTGAGGAAGCGGCTCATCGCCGGTTCTTCAAATGCGAGTAACCGACATTCGCCGTCTGCGGCCGGCCGCCCTGCTGCTGCGCACGCGCCGCCCGCGCCATTGCGCGGTTGCCTTCAGAGACCAGCATCGCCACCGTGTCGCCTTTGTCGGGCGATCGACCGAGCAGCTCGACGATCTCTTTCTTGTCGTTGAGCAGAATGCCGCGCGTCGTCAGCTTCCAATGCGCGGCGGTCAGATCGCTCTTGAGCTCCTGATCGGGCGGCAGCGCGATCGCCGAGCCGCCCTCCTGCGACGGATCGAGCTCCTCGCGCAGGCGCCAGTAGGACTCGGCGCGCTTATTGTAGAAGCCGAGCTTGCCGTCGCGCGTCTTCGACGTCGACGTCACCACGCCGTTGAACGCGACGACGTTCTCTATGCCGTTGTCCTTCAGCGCGATGACCGTGTCGCCGCCCCAGCCGCCGCCGACATCGACGATGACCGGACAGCGATCACGCCGCACCTCGACGACCTTCGCGGCCGTGATGCGGCCCGTGCGGTCGACCTGCTTTTCCGAGTCGAGCGTTCCGACCCAGCCGCCATAGCGATAGCCGATGACGCGGTTGTCACCGCCGCCGGGGGCAACGTCGACCGCGACCGCGCTCATCGCCAAACGCGCCGGCGGCTTGTCAGACCACCGCTGCATCGCCGCTTCGACCCAGGCCGTGGGAATGACCTGATAATCACTGTCCTTCAGGCCGACCGTGAAGTCGCCGTCGCGGTAGACGCGCCGCAACTCCTCCGGCAGGCCGTCAAGCTTGGTCGCGTAATCGGTGCGCGCCAGGTCGGGATTGTCCGACAGACGCGAGCGGATGAACGTGCGCGACGTCGCCCGCACCATTCGGCCGCCGACGTCGTGCGGGCCGGGCCCGTCGACCTCGCTGTCCTGGCCACCGATTTGCAGAAACCAGCGCAGCTCGCCGTCCTCGGCAGGCCGCGGATGCTTGGGATCGAGCCAAGGGCCCCAGCGCCGGAGGATCCATTGCCCTTCCGCCGTCGTCGGGCCGTTGGTGGCACCCACAACGCGGCAGCGCTGGCTCGGGTCTGTCGACCTGTTCCAGGTGTTGATGAAGACGAACTGGCTCTCGAGGAAGTCGGCGAGCTCGTCGTAGCCGATGAAGTCGCGCGCCTTGCCCTTGAAGCGCTGCTTGTCGCGCTCGAGCTGGCAACCGCGCAGCTCGACGAATTTCTGTCCCTGCCGCCACGTCGGCGGCGTCGATCGGTAGCCGGCGTTACTGCCGAGGATCTCCACCAGCCGATTGCCGAGATCGCCGGCGTCGGCGTCGATGCGGCGCAGAACGCGGGCGCGCTGATGCTCGTTGAGCGCCAGGCCTAGCAGCAGGTCGCTCTTCCCGCCGCCGGCCTCGCCGCCGTAGAGCAGCTCGTCCGCCTCGCAGAAATAGGCCGCGGTCTGCGGCCCGACGTTTGGCACCCAGCGATGCGAGGCGGTCGCCGCGATTGCTTCGCGTTCGATCGCCTCGCGTTCTTTCGCAGGGAGTGCCTTGACGCGCGCGAGCAACTCCTCGAGCGCGCTCATTCAGATCAGGTCGGATTGCCGCCCGATTGCGCCGCTCCGGTCGACTGCTCGGCCGGCTGCGCCGCGGGCTGCTGCTGTGCCGCCGGCGGAGCCGCGGCCGCGGCGTGCTCGAGCGCAGCGATCCGAGCCAGCATATCCTGGACACCGCTGGCCAACGCCGCCATCCCGGTGTTGACCTTCTCCTCCAGCGACGCAAACAGTCGTTCGGTCTTCGCCTCGAACGTTGCCTTGATCTCGGCCTCGAGCTTCGAGACGTCGACACCGCCGGCGCCGATGTGCTCGAGGTGCTCGGCGAGATGCTTCACCGCGTTCAGCAGACCGTCGCCGGTCTCGGCGACGAGCTGCTCGACTTTAGCTACCAGGCTCATGTTCTCTCCTCAGGTTGAAACGATTGATGCCGCCGCCGGGGCCGACAGGCGATGAGCACGCCTGGAGCGCGCGTTACCTGCATCCCGACCTTCAGGCGCGAGGGCCATTCTCCGGCTGATCTCGAGCGGACGCCCGTGTGCGCTAATCGATGCGCGCGATCAGCTCTGCGGCTGGACCTGGAACATCAGCTGCGCAGCCGAAAGGTTCGTCGCCGCGCTCTGCTGCACCTGGCCGGCGACGGTAACCGTCGACTCGAAGCTCGCCGTGACGTCGCCGGGAGTCGTCAGGTTCGTGACGTTGAGCACGTTGTCGCCGATCTGGACGCCGGCGACCGCAACGGCGCCGGCGCCGTTATGGCCGAGCGTGGTCAGAACGATGTCCGCGCGCGAGCAGGCGATTGGCACGCCATCGAGCACGAGCGCCGACTGACCGCCGGTCTGGCCGTCGCCGGTGATGCCGAGCCGGCGGCCATGAAGCCAAAGCAGGACCTTGTCCGCAATATTTTGCAGAGCCATCGCAGTCTCCTCGAGATCAGATGTGGGGGAGCCGCGGCGATCCGCGCGGCGCGGACGTTAGGTCAGGTCTTGTAGAAGCTCGCCGTCACGATCGGCGTGCCCGAGCTGATGACGCTCATCGTGGTCGCGGCGGGCGGGATGATGATCCACTCCGCATCGCCCTGCTGCTTCGCCAGTTCGCAGGCGGTGCCGTCGTCGACGTCGCCGGGCACGGTCGCCGGGCCCGCGCCGAACACGTAGAAGAAGTCCGCCGTGCCGGCGAGCCGCACATAGGCCGAACCGGCCGGGATCGCGATCGACTCGGCGGTCGCCGCGGCCAGCAGGCGCGACGACACGTAGCTCGGCGCCGAACGCGGATTGCAGCCAGGCGAGTCCAGGCACACCACCGCGAGCGAATTCAGCGCATTGGCCATGATCTACCTCGTTTGTGCCTTCGGCTTCGCCTTCGCGCTCGCCTTGGCCTTGGCGCCGGCCTTGGCGGTGGCAGCGGGCTTCTCTTTCAGCCGCGCAGCGCGCTCGAGCAGGAAGGCGATGCGACGCGCCACCTCGAGCTCGCTCGGCTTTTCCTCGCTCGCGTCGACGGTCTCAATTGGCTTGCCGTCTTTGCCGGTGAGCTCGTGCCGATCGACGAACATCTTCAAATGACGCCCGATGTCGACGAGCGCAGCACGCTTATCGAGCAGCTTGAGCCGCACGCGCTTGACCTCGCGCGCATCGTCGCCGGCGCCGTCCATGTACGTGTCGACGGTGATCTCTTGCACCGCCGCGGCGCGATCGCGCTCGAGCTCGCGGACGTCGCCCTCCATGAGAGCTTCGGCGAAATCCTGCATGTTCGAGAAACCGATCAGCGCCAGCTCGGCGAGCACACGCTCGACTGTGATGCCGGTCTTCTCGATCACCTTGTCGACGACCGCCTTCTCGAGCTCGGCGAGCCGTGCTGAGAACTCAGCATGCGTTAACAGCCGGCTCCATCCGACTTCCGACGCGCGTTGCGACGAATTCGTGTAGATCGCGCTGTACGCTTTCCACCCGACGCGCTCACGATTTGCAATATAGGCTTGCAAAACAGCTTCATGCTTGGCGTTTTTGAGCATCGCGTTCAGCGCTCGACAATCGCCGAGATAAGTCCGTCGCCGACAATGATGGTCAGAAGCTCGGCGGCCAGGCGATCGGGATGCATGCCGCGGCGCGCAGCCTCTTTGCTGAGCAGCTCAGCAATCGGCGCCGTGACCCAGCAGTGAACGACCGACGTCCGCGGCGGAGGCGATTCCTTTGGCGCCGGCGCCGTCGTCACAGGAAGCCCTTTCCCGCGTGGTCCTCGAGCTCGGCCTCGCGGCGGTCGTAGATCGCCAGGCTGCGCGGATCCGCGTGACGCGTGATCTTCATCGCCTTTAATGGGTCGACTCCATCGGCCAGGGCCTGCGTCACAAAACCAGCGCGCAGCGAGTGTCCGGAAAAGGTTCGCTCATCCAGTCCCGCTGCGCGCGCGGCGCGCTTGACGATGCGCGCCACCGACCGCCCTGACAGCGCCGCCTGGCCGACGCGGCCGTGGCGATCGATCTCGCGAAAAATGGGCCCATCGCAAATTTGCGATGCAGCCAGCCAGGCATCGAGCGCAGCCACCGGCTTGAGTGTGCGGCCGTTCGGCACCGGGATCTGATGACCCCGGCCCTCCTGGTCCGTCTTCGATCGGCGGATGTGCAGGATGACACCGGCGCCCCGGCGCTCGACGTCCTTGACTTTTAAGTCAACCAGCTCAGAGCGCCTGAGCGCGGCCGACAATCCGATCAGCAGCAGCGCGCGATCGCGGATGCCGGCGAGCGTCGCCGGCAGCCGCTCGAGCATGGCGCCGATCGCCGCGGCGTCCGCCGGCGCCTTGCGCACCGGCTTGACGCCTTTCGATCGACGGATCCCGCGGAGCACTGCCTTGACGCCTTCGGCGCCGGTCGGCGGTTCGTGTCCAGCAGCTTTGTGTGCGTAGCGGATCGCGGCGCAGCGCCGCTCGATCGTGGAAGGCTTGAGCCCGCTGTCCGCCAGGTGCGCCAGGTAGCGCGCCACGATCAGTGGACTAGACGGGAGCGCCTGCTCCAAAACTCTTCCACACCAGTCGGCGAAGTGAGCAAAATCAGCGGCATAGGCCCGCCGCGTGTTGGAAGACTTTTCGGCTGCCAGATAGGACCTAACCGAGGCGAGCGGATCGACGAGCTCGCCCATGTCGACTTTTGCTCCCTACAGGGAGGGCGGAAACTTCGACACGTGACGTCTCCGGCGATTAATTAAACAGGCGATTCCTGACGTCCGAGACTGACGCTTATCGGACACCAGAAAGGATAGAATGAGCTAGCTCGCGCGCCTGGTCAGGCCGCAGCTCCATCTGCGCCGTCTCGCCGCCACGCTCTGGCGTCGCCGGCGTCCGCACGACAAGCTCGACGCGCCCATCCGCCAGCAGGTTGACCGAGACGAAGCCGGGATATGAGCCGCTGGGCTCTGTGAAGGCAAAGAGGTTTTCGCGCGTGCTCATCGCTGGCTGTACCTCGTGCGTGACTCGTCAGCGCGGCCGCGGTCGGAAGCGAGCTCGTAGGAAGCCGGCCGTTTGCCGGTGCGCGCCCACTCCGCCAGCTGAACGGCATCCTGCCGCGCCTGCGAGCGGTCGAGGTGAAAGGGTTCGAGATCGCCGTTGCGACCTACGGCGCGAATGCGCCTGATCCGTTCGGCAAAGGCCTCGAGCTCGATCGCCAGTTGCGCGGTCACATGACGCCCTCCGGGCAACAAAAAACCCGGCAGCCGTCGCCGGCTCCGGGGTGAAATCTGCACGGTCCGATCCTTGTCAAGCTCCAGGCGCATGTCGAGCGCCGGCACGAGACGTGGTTAATCAATTCTGTAAAAGCCAAGGGCTCGGATGCGCCGCCGGCGGCGTCGCCTCGTAACTCATCAGCAGCGGACGCAGATGATCTGCCAGCGTGTCGAGCGCCTGCCACCAGATCGAGTACTCGATGCGTTCGAACGCGGCCTCGCGCGGATCCGGAAACCAGCGCAGCGGGCAACGTGCCGCCGCACCGTAGTGACCGCCGCGGCGGCCTTCCACGACGTGGCCCGCATCATCCTCGAATTGAACGACCGGCTTGCCGTTGCGGCCGATCAGCGGCTCCGGCTCCGGATCGCGCGACCAGCGCGGCCGCGTCCCCATGCGCGCGTGCATCGCGACTAGGCCAGGACAGCCGATCGTCAGCCGCGCCAGCGTAATTTCGTGATCGGTCAAGAGACCGCCGAGCGTTCCAACCATGGTGGCGCGAGTCGCCGGCCAGTCGATCGCCGCGTCGTCGAGCGAGAGGATTGCGTGTTCTACGATCAGCGCGTCCGGATGCGGCTCGCCCAGCGCCGCCGGAAAGCCCGGCTCGCCGGCGGTCTCGTCGATGTTGGTGCCCATGTCGACGAGGCGCCCGAGCGGGCACACATAGCCCGGCACATCGCCGATCGTTCGCTTCGGGATCTCGTAGCGCAACGCCCACTGCAGCAACTTCTCGGTGTCGATTCGCTGCCGCACCCGTTGCAGTCCCATGACGTTGTCCCGCTTGTCGCTTCAGCTCACCCGCTCGCCGTCGATCGAGATGAGCCGCGGCGGCGGTGCGCGCGCGGGCGCGTTCGAGATCCAGGGCGGCAGGGACGTCGGCGAAAACGCGACCTCGGCGCCGACGATCACCGACCAGGAATCGCTGCCGCAGAAGCCGCGACCTGGCGTCATCAGCACGGCGCCGATCGACACCGGCAGGATGTCGCGGCACAGCGCGCGCAGCGCCACGCCGGCACAGGCAAACACGGCCTCGCGGCTAAGTCCGAAGATCACCACCAGGCCTGCCCTATGCAGCGATATCCCGCAGCCGTCGGCTGCAGGTGGCGCGATGACCGGGCAATCCCCGGCCATGGCGCCGGCGGGCAGCAGGAAGCTCAGACGGTAAGGTTCGGGGAGGGAACGCATGCACTGACCCCTCCGGTGAGCAGTGACATGGTGAGGGTTGCCAGTGGCTTAACGTCAAAATCTCAGGCGGCGGTCGAGGCGACGGCCTCTTCGATGAAGACGATCTGGTCACGGTCGATCTCGACCGGCCGAGCCATGCCGCCGCGCATCTGCTCGACGACCACCGTCTCGCCGCGGTCCTCAAGGAAGCGGAATCGGCACTGCACGTGGTCACCTTCGAGCAGGAACAGCTGCCGGCACGTCGCGCGAAACACCAGCCAGCCGATGCCGTCGTGCGCGGCCTCGTAGACCGCGAACCAGGACTGCCCCTCCCGGATAAAATGGCGATAGGTGACCGGGCCGCGCTCGTAATGCAGGAGCTGCTCGACCGGCAGCGGCTCTTCACGGCCGAGGTGGATGGCTGCTCCCCGAACGAGAGCACGCTGCCCCATGACTCCGTCCCCCTGTGGCGACGGGGCAAACCTACACATCTTCCGCGTGCGCCGCCAGATGGTTACGGTAGGCGGCGGAAGTGCGGCTAGAACAGCGCCGCAATGTCCTGGGCGTCCACATCGAGATCGCCGGCCAGACGCTCGTAGCCCTCCGCCAGCGCGGCCAGGGCGCCAAGGAGATCGGTTGCCGTGGTGGGCCCCCGCATCACCTCCTTGGCCGCGCCCGGCCGCGCCCCGCAGATGCTTTCCCGGGCCCTGGACAGCCGCGCCGTCGCGGCGGCGATGCGCGCCTGCGCCGCCAGGAGGCGGTCGAGCTGGCCTTGCACGGCGCCGCGTGGCGGAGCGAACTGCCGCACGACCGCCTCGGACGCCTCGCGCGCGGGCCGCTCGCCCTGAGTGTCGCTTTCAGCCATTGCCTGTCCTCCTGCCGGTGGCGATCGCCGGCCCGAGCGGCAGCGGCGGTCCTTGCGCGAGGTGCTTCCTGCGCGCGATTTCGTCGTCGACGAGCGTCAGGAACCGGCCGCTGCGGAAGCCCGTCAAGCTGAGGCCCGCGAATATCTCGCGCAGCACAATAGGATCGCCGCCAAGGGCCGTACGCCAGCGCCCGATGCGCATCTGCGCCACCGCGGAAAGACACTCGCCGCGTTCGATCACCAGCTTCAAGCCGTCTGTGGACAGCCACACCTCGGCCGACTCGGCGGCGGTGAGGTAAATCCCGCTATCCCCGCTGTCTCTTTGGACAGCCTGCGGCGCTTCCGATGGTCCCGGCGGCGCTGTCGCCCCGGCCTTTCCGCCTATGTATGTGTGATCTGATCTGGTCGTAACCGTTACGGTGTTACGCGTAACGCTCTCGACCTGTGGAAAACTCTCCTTCTCGGCCCGACGCTGCGCCTGAAGCTGCGCGTTCTTCTTGCGCGCCCGGTGGCGGCGCATGCGCTCGGCCGCGGTTGGGTCCTCCTGGTCGGGGTTGCGCTCCCAGAATGTGACGACGTGATCCTGATCGAGCCAGCCGATCTCGGGATCCTCGAGCGCCGCATAGATCCGCGCGAGTTCTTCGGCGTCGCAGCGCCAAGTCACCGCGAGCGCCCGCAGCGGGAAGCCTTCCACCGAGCCGCGCGGCTGGTTGCCGCTCGCGTAGACATCGAGGCGCGCGACGAACGCCTCGACACGGTCGCGGCTGGTTTTCGCCGTTTCCGCCACGAGCCCCCAAAGGTCGCTCGACAGCACGTCCGCGTGCAGCCGCGACCAGCTAAAGCGCCTCAGGCTCGGCCTGAGCGGCCGCGGAGGCGCCTTGCGCAGCTCCTCGTCGGCCGCGCTCAGCGCCTTCTGCGGCCAGGGCTTCATGGTGCCTCGCCACGCGCGAGCGCATCCAGAGCGCCGTAATAGTAATCGTCCCAGTTGCTGTGCTCACCCCCGTCGGGATAGGGGACCGCCGGCAGGACGTTGTCGGGCAGCACGCGGCGCAACGTGTTGCGCACGGCCATGCCCGGCCCGAAATGGAAGCGCGGATCCTCTGAGCCCACTCGCATGCCGCGAGCCGCCTGGTCGCGCCATTTCGCGCGAACCTCCATCGGCACCGACAGCCGCAGCGCGGCGAGACACGCAATGCGCTGCGGCTCCGGCAATCGCTGCCAGTGCGCGATCGCTTCCAGCTCGACCTCGCGCGGAGGCTCCTCCTCGAGCTGGAAATCCGGACAGAAGGTGCGCAGCATTGTGCGATCGCCGGTGCAATCGCAGGCCAAGCCGCGGCTGCAGATCCCGCGTCTCATGCCGCCACCGCCGGCGCCGCATTCTCTGAGACCACCGGATCGAATTTTCCGGCCTCGAAGCCCCAGCTGTCCCAGTACGGACGGTTCTCGCGCGAGAAAATCTCTACGAGGCGGGCGTGTGGCCCCATGTAACGCTCGCACCAGGCGAAGGCCTCGTCCGGCTTGCGCGAGTGCTCGCGCGCCAGACCGACGATCAGATTGCGCTCTGAGCGGCTATGATTCGGCCTCCCGAGCTTGCCGATGAGGAACGGCTCGCAGGCCGACCGCACCGCGTAGCCGGTGCCGAAGGCCGTCTTGCCGGTCACCGTCTGCTTGTGCCAGGAGCCACCGGTGACGTAGCGCAGGCCCCAGCGCTGCAGACACTCGCCGACGCGCGAGCGCCCGGCGTTATGGTCGCGGAAGTGGCGTTTTGCGTCGCCGCCATCGAGCAGCAGCGGCCAGGTGCACCACAGGAAGACGACGGCGTCGCGCTTGAGCAGCTGCCCGACCGGCAGCTCGCGAATCTGTTCGAAGCTCATTGCTCCGTAGTGTCTCGCAAAGCTTTTGGCCTCACCTTTCGGCGACCGCATTTCGGTAGGCCAAGGCGGGTCGATCATCGCAAGGTCATAGCTGAAAGGTTTAAGCGCGCCGAACGGCCACGCGCGCGATTGATCAAGCGTCGTCAACGCTCTACCCCCGACGTTTCACGTGAAACTGAAGCTCATCCTGGGGCGGCCTTACGGAGGCTGTGCCGTCTGACCGGCGCGCGTCGCGACCAGGATCAGAAGTACGCGACCGGCCTCGCCCGCACCGACGAGGCAAAGCGTCTCCGGGCGAGGCCGATCAACGTCGGTGCGTTTAGCGGATGAGACCTGCGGCGGCGACCCTCGGCCCCGCTGCAGGCGGCCGCAGATCGCGGCCCGCACCGACGCAAACGGTTGGCGCCCGGCTGCCTTCACGACAGCATCCCCAGCGCCAGCATGTAGGTTTCGAGTAAGCCGTCCCGCCCGCGCCCGCGCGTAGCAATGTGCGTGCCACTCATGGCGCCATCCCCAGCGCAGCGAGATAGGTTTCGATGATCGCCTCTTCCGAACGCCGCGCGTCGGCACCGTGCTCCCGGTCGTACTCCCGGATGCGAATGACATGTTTGAGTGCGCGCGTGCTGTAGCCGGTGGCCTTGGCTTCCGCGTAAACGTCGCGCACATCGTTCGACAGCTCCTTGCGCTCCTCATTGAGCCGTTCGATGCGCTCGACCAGCGCCTTGAGCTGATCCTTGGCAAACTGATGCGGGTCGGCCGCCCGCGCGGCCATTCGGCGGATGTGATCATCCCCGCTCACAGCGGGCACCCGAACGCGCAGGCGTCGCGCAGGATCGGTGTCAGCACCGCGGCAACAGCGACGATGATGGCGAAAGCGATCAGCACCAGCACCGCGTTGCCGGCGAAGGAGGGCCGCGGCGGCGGGAATTTCTCGATCGTGCGCGGCCTCATGACAGCACCCGCGCGATGGCTCCGGCCGGCAGGTCTTCGCCGGCGGCGAGCGCGTCGAGGTGTAGATCAATCGCGTCAGCCACCACTTCGTGGACCTGCTCGCCATCGGCATCGCACCGGGCTCGCAGCCGCGCCACTAAGCTCTTCGGCAACAGCACGGCGACCATTTCGTGGCGATCGTCGGCGGCGACGTGCACAATAGTAGACTCGAGCATGCGCGGCCTCGCGGAGGTGAGCGGGATCAAAACGCGACGCACGCAACGAACAATCCACAGGCGTCCACACCAATTCACAGGGGGGTCAGAACCCCGTTCAGCGCCGCAAAACGACTCGACTCTCCGCTTGACAGCCCCGACAAATCAGGCCGCGCGCACCTTCGCCGGCCGGATCATTCGCCACAGCGAAGGCGGCGCCGCACAGCCGAGGCTCCTGAGAGCGTCGGTCAGCACGAGGAAGGTCTCAGGCGGGAAGAAGCCGGAGGCCTTCCAGTTTGTGAGGTTGTTGCTGCGCTTGCCAGTCAGCGCACGGACCCGATCGGGACCGAGCGCATCGATGACGTCGGGGACGGTTTGGAGGCGCCGAATCTTCATGGCGCGAAAGATTTACAGCGAGGCTGTAAGGTGTCAAGTTTGCTTTCTGCGCGATGGCCGCTTCGTCCGGAGTTTGAAACCCTCCCGGCCATCATGGCAGCCCCACGGGTCGATTCCGCTAAGGCCATCGGCGAGCGCCTGGCGCTCGTCCGTCGAGCCTATAGCGCATTACAGAAACGTGATCGCGAGATGAGCCAGTCCGAATTCGCCCGGCTATGCGACATCGGGATCTCGGCCTGGAATAACGCCGAGACCGGCGACAACCGGATCGGCATCGACGGCGCGATGGCCGTCGCGCGGCGAACCGGTGCGAGCCTGGATTATATCTATTTCGGCGAGCGCGCCGGCCTGCCGCACGCGCTCGCCATTGAGATCGATCGCCTCGAGAAGAGCCGCCAATCTAGGCGGGCGTGATGGGCGGGGCCGCCTTTACAAACCGGATTATTTCCGCGGCCCAGGCCAGCACGATCAGCGCCGATCGATGATCATCCGGCAGCTGTGACACGATGACGGCGGCCTGCCGCCTTAGCCATTGATCGTCCGGGTCGTGCGGCGCCTCCTCCTTCGAGGTTCGCCCCGACCCACGCCTCTCTCCGAGATCGAGCACCGTCATTGCAGCCCTCCCCGTTTCTTGCCTTTAGCGGGCGGGAATCATCGTCTGCCCGCAACCAGACTTTCGGCAAGGCGCAACTTTTCAGCGGTGGATAGTCCGAACAAACCGCGTCAGCGCTGCTGACCCGCTTCCTAGTCGACGAAGGCGCCCTGCAATCCACTTATCCAGCGCTGGACGGCGTTATACAGTTAGACTGTATTTTGTTTGACCGTCTTACAGTTCAACTGTAAGCTGATGACCGAATCAAATCGCCCGAGGGTTCGGCCATGGCGTACAAACCGCGTTTCGGCAGCAAAAGGCGCGACGAACTCTACAGCCGCGAATGCCTCGCGGCGCACAAGGCGGAGCGCGGCTCCCACCCTATCTGTGTGCATTGCGACCTGCCCGTGATGCCGGGACAGGCTTGGGACGAGAGCCACATCGGCACCCCGAAAGCGCTCGGCGGCAAATCCACCGGCGTCGGGCACCTGGTCTGTAACCGCCTCGATGGCGCCAAGAGCGTCACGCCGATGGTCGCCAAGGTGAAGCGCATCCGGCTGCGCAATCTCGGCGTCACCGGCCCGGGCCTTGGGCCACATTCCCTCCCCGGCGGCCGCCGCTCGCGCATCAGTAAATCCGTCTCGGGCGCGGTGAAGCCGCGCCTGACGCACGCACAGAAGCACGCCGCGTTCATGGCGCGACGCTATCCATTCCTGCAGGAGCAATCATGACCCCGCGCCGCTTCGACAGTGAGCGTGCCGAGTATCTTTTGAAAGAAGTTGCCGACATCACCGTGCCCGTGGTGATCGCCACCGCGGCGACGATCGGCGCCATCCTGGCAATCGCGGCTTTCCTCCTCGCCTCGCCGGCGGATGCCGCCGAGCTCGTCACCGTCGACAGCGCCGCCGGCCCGATCACCGTCTCAGCTCGCTTCGCCCCGAAGATCGTGCCGTTCATCGCCGACGTCGTCGCGCGCGGCTTTAAGGGCCGGGTGCACTGCTATTCGTGGGCCAAGTCGCACCGCCCCAATTCCCTGCATCACAGTGGCGACGCTTGCGACTTCGCACAGCATTGGGCGAAGGGGGCGCGGCACATCACCACCCACCCGGTCATGTACCGCGTCGGCGATCTCACCAGGGAATACGGGCTGCGCAACGGCTGCTCGTTCAACGACTGCGGCCACATCGATCTCGGTCGTCTCACCGCGCACGCGCGCCGCATCGTGCGCACGTCGCTGGCATCCGCCAAACCGTAGGGAGTAGGCGTCATGGCGAAGAAATTACCCAACCCGATCGACAAGCACGTCGGCGCGCGCATCCGCATGCGCCGGATGATGCTGAGCATGAGCCAGGAGAAGCTCGGCATCGCAATCAAGCTCACCTTCCAGCAGGTGCAGAAATACGAGAAGGGCACCAACCGAGTCGGCTCGAGTCGCCTGCAGCAGATTGCGGATGTCCTGGAGGTGCCCGTCTCGTTCTTCTTCGAGGGCCAGCCCGGGCGCGCCACGGGCGAGACAACAAAGATCAGCGGCGTCGACGCCCTCGCCGCCTTTTTCACCGTGCACGGTGCCAGGGAGCTCGCGGAGCATTTCACCGCGATCGAGCTTAACGCCGATCGCCGCGCGCTGATCGACGTCGCGCGCGGCCTGGCCGGCCGCAGCCGCGCCCTGAGCCAGGCGGCGGAGTGACGCGTCGGGTTGTTGCGTTCGTGGCGTGTGGCGTTCGATTTCCTCCCGACCTTGCCGGGGAGGCGCGTGGTGTATCCGCCTCTCCGGCATTTTTTCAATGCGAGCCCGCCAATGTCAGGACTTCTGATTGATCAAACGGACGTCGCGCAGCGGACCAGCGAGCGGGATCTGTATCGCCGAGAGGCAGCCGAAGCGCGCCGCCTCGAACGCGTCTGCCGCCGCTATCTGCATCGCGACATGCCGGACGCCTACATCCTGCTCGTCCTCGCCGCGCACGGGTTCTGCCGCGAGGATATCAAGCGGCTCTATCCGCACTACCGGCGAGGCTGACCATGGCCGTGCAGGCACTCCCCCGGACCTATATCGAGTTGGTGCTGCGCTCCGAGATCGAGCGCGCGCTCAATGCCGGAAACACGTTCGCCCTGGCCGCGCTCGATCGCGTGCGCGATGCCGCGGGCTGCGCTCCCGACCACCGCGTGAGTGAGCGCCTCCAGCAACAGGAGAACCGTCATGTCACACGCTAATGCAGCCCTTTCCCTTCCGCCCGGCGATCGCGACGAGGCCGTTCCTCCTCCCGAACGAATAGGCCCCGCGATCGCCGGGCGGGAACCGGAGGCCGCCGCGCGGCAGCCGCTCGACCTCACGCCCGAGCTTGTGCGGCTGCTCGCCACATCGATCGACGACGCGGCCGCGGCGCTGGGCTTCCTGCGCACGCACCTGGCCGCCGGCGACGTGGCGTCTGCCGCCGCCGACGCGTGGCGTCTCAATGAGGCGCTGACCATCGTCGACCTGCGCGCGCTCTCCATCGATCTGCGTCGCCAGATCATCGCCGCGCAGCGCATGCGCGGCCGTCAACCTGCGGAGACTCGCCCGTGAGCCCGGAAGAAGACCGAATGCTCGCATCTGCATGCTGCAACGATAGTCGCTGCGCGATCGCAAAGCGGCGGTACGGCGGCCTTTGGGGTGCAGACTACACGACGATGAAAGGGCTTGAGGCGCGCGGGTTTTTGCAATTCGAGTCGCTGCATCGTTGCGCCTCCGGCAATGGAGACCTCATCCGCAGATCGCGGATCACCGAGGCCGGAAGCGTTGCCTTGCGCACGGAGCCAGCCGAGGAGGCAGGGCCATGCTGATCTGTGTCGGCTGCGGCTGCACCGAGACCAACGCCTGCGTCACGGCCGAAGGCCCGTGCAGCTGGGCTTCGCTCGATCCGCCGCTGTGCACGGCTTGCGCCGACGGCGACTTCAGCTACGAGGACGCGCCGGCGCCGACACTGGAATGCGCGCACTCGTTTCTGTTCACCAGCCCGAGCGAGGCTCACTGCGTTCACTGCGGCGAGCCTTTCCGTGAGGCGGCATGACGACGTCGCTGATCCACACGTGCAGCTGCGGGCGCCATTTCATGGTGCACAGCGCTGACGATCCGCCGCCAGGGACAGCATGGTGCCCCACCTGCGGGGCCGGCGCGCCGGGCCATCCTGTTCACGCGGACCGCGACTCGCCGGCCGTCCCCACCTACGCAGCGAAGAAGCAGAAGCGATGACGATGCGCTTCAAATTGCCCCCAGGAGGCGACGTGCCGCCGTCGGTCGCGGCGCGCAGGCTTGGCCTGTCCCTGACGCAATTCGAGGACGCGCTGCCCGATCTGCAGAAGCGGCAACCGCCGTTTCCGTCGGCCGATCCTACCACCGGCAATTTTGACCTCGACGCGATCGATGCCTGGCGCCAGGCCCGCTATCCACACCTCTTCTTGACCACCCCGCAGACCGCGCGCGACGCTCGTACCGTCGTTAGAGCGCGGCTACGGGGAGTCGGCGGTGGGTAACGTGAAAATCCGCTACTACGTCACTCGCCAGCATGAAGGCCGCCCGAAGTGGGGCTATTGGGCGCCGTGTCTGGCGCGGCGCGATCCAACGACAAAGAAGATCGAGCCGACGCTGATGGCGAAGCTCGGCTTTGCGCTGGTCGACTGCGGCCAGGACGGCCCGCGCGCCTGGTCGATCGCGCAGAGCTGGAACGCCAAATGGGACGCCGCGAAGGCCACGCACGGTGCCGGCGAGAGCGTGCCGAAGCTCAATCAGCTCGTCCGCGTGTTTCCGCCGAACAGCCTGGGCGAGGCCTACGAGCGCTACCGGCAGACCGGCGCCTTTAAGGGAAAAGCCAAAGGCACGCGCGACAACTGGGCGCGCGGCTGGCGCCAGATCGAGCCGGTGTTCGGCGACGTCGACCCGCCGACCATCGGCCTCGAGGACATCGACCTCTGGTATTGCGGCGACGGCGGCGAGATCAAAGGCCTCCTCGAGACGATCGGCGTCAGCGAGGCCTACATGGTCATGAAGATCTGGCGGGCGCTGTGGAAGGTCGCCGGCACGATCAACCGGCCCGCCGGCGGCAAATATTGTGACTCGAGGGCGGACCCGTCGCTCGGCATCCGGCGCAAGACACCGACGCCGCGCACCGCGGTCTGGCGCGAAGGCGAGGCCGTGCGCCTGGTCAAGCGCGCCTGGCGCATGGACCTGAAGGGCCTCGCCTGCATCATGGCGACCGCCTGGGACACAAGCCTGTCGCCGGTCGACGTCCGCACCCTGACGCGCGCACAGATGCGCGGCGACGCCCAGGGGCCGTTCTTTGAGCTGCAGCGCGCCAAGACCGGCAAGGCGGCGATCGGCACGCTCTCCAAGCGCGCGCAGAGCCTGATCGAGCTTTACCGCACAAGCCTGTTGCCGGCGCAGGTCATCGACACGATCCCGATGTTCCGCACCGCAGGCGCCGCGCCTGGACCGAAGGGCGGCCGGCGCTGGCTGCCGCAGGCCTACAGCAAGGACAAGCTCGGGCGCGACTTCCGCGACGTGGTGGCGGCCGAGTTTCCCGGCGACACCCGCAAGCTCGCCGACTTCCGCCGCTCCGGCGCCAAAGAGGCCGAGCTCGGCGGCGTCACGACCGCCGCCCTTGGGCGCAAGCTGGCCAACAACATCGAGTCGGACGCGAAGCTGCACGACACCTACATGCCGGCGATGCGCCAGGACGCGACGCTCATCCGCCTCGCCGACGCCGCGCGCGTGCGTGGCCGTGACAAGCTGCGGGAGGGAGGCAGCCAGTGAAGTACCGGCCACAAAGAGGATCGCTCGCAGACGCTATGCGCGAGGCGATCGAATTACCGTCCCGAGAGGCGCTGGTCGCGCACCTAGCCCAGGAACTTGCCCTGCCGGTTTCAAACGAGGACGTGAGGGTGTCGCCTTACGGCTTCGACGCGCGGATCGGATGGGACACCCACATCGTGACCGTGCGCAATCGCATAGGCGACCGCTGGGTCTTCGGCGACCACGTGACGCCGGATTACTTCGGAGCGGTCGGTTTTACCGACGGGCCCGCGCAGCTTTCTAACCAAGAGTCGAATCGCTCGGGGGACGATGAGTCGAATCAAGCCGAGGGGGTTATCTAATGGTACTGAAAAATAAGAAGAAATTGGCGGGAGCGACGGGACTCGAACCCGCGGCCTCTGCCGTGACAGGGCAGCGCTCTAACCAACTGAGCTACGCCCCCGCGGGCGTGGGGAGGAGTTAAAGGCGGGATTGTCCCAAGTCAAGGACAACCC